ACCTGCGACCCCCTGGTCCCAAACCAGGTGCACTACCAAGCTGTGCTACTTCCCGTTACTGCCCTTATAATTATACATATATTTTCACTTTAATCAAGCTTTATTTTAAAAAATATTAAAATAAATTTTACTCTATTTTAATATACTTTAAAAAAGTGTGATAGAATGAATGTAATTTAAAATTTTAAGGAGTTGAAAAAAATTGAATAATTTATGGAAAATTTATGAAAAAGAGCCTTTAGAATTTATAAATAGTCTTATACATGTTCCATCAATGCAAAGACTTAAAGATATTGGGATGAATTGCGGAGTGGAATATACTGCTTTTGACTTCTTTTCAAACATTGTACCATATTCTCGTTATCAACATAGTATAGGGGTTGCATTAATTGTTTATCATTTTTCACATGATCTTAGACAGACAGTTGCAGGTTTGCTTCATGATATAGCAACTCCTGTCTTTGCACATACGATAGATTTCTATCACCAAGATCATTTAAAACAAGAATCAACAGAATTAGATACGAAAAAGGTAATTGAACAAAAATAGGAGCGCAATCCCCTTCCTCTAAGCGAAGCGTAGGGAGGGATCTAGCTCCTTTTATAGTTTTTATAATAGATGTTGTTTTAGACGTGCAGCTGTGATATATTATAAGTATAAAAGACGTTCAGTCGTACTTAATTTTAGAAAGGATATTGCTATGGAACTTGATACTAATAATCATTCAGTGTTCATGCTTAATTATCATTTAATTATGTGTGTCAAATACAGGAATAATGTTATTGATGATGCTATCTCATTACGGCTTAAAGAGATATTTAAAAGCATATGCCTTAATTATAATATTTCGTTGGAAGAATGGAATCACGATAAAGACCATGTTCATATACTGTTCAGAGGGCAGCCTAATAGTGAGATTTCTAAATTTATCAATGCTTATAAATCAGCAAGCAGTAGACTTATAAAAAAAGAATATCCAGAAATCAAGAAACATTTATGGAAGGATATGTTCTGGTCACAAAGCTATTGTTTGATATCTACAGGTGGGGTGACCGTAGATATTATTAAGGAATATATTCAAACGCAAGGAAGGTAAAATATATGTCAAAAGCAAACAAAAGTAACAAGGCAATTAAATATAGACTCTATCCAAATGATGAACAAAAAGTCATGTTTGCAAAAACTTTTGGTTGCTGTCGTTTTGTTTATAACCAATTACTTGCCTTACAAAAACAAAGATACAAAGATGGAGAATCCCATCTTTCTAAGCTTAAATCAAATGAGTTCGCTACTCGTACATTAAAAAAAGATTATGATTTTCTCAAAGAAATAGATAAATTTGCTGTTTCAAATGCCGTTTTTCATTTAGCAGACGCCTATGACAGATTTTTTAAAAAACAAAATCATTTCCCTAAATTCAAAAGCAAAAGAAAATCTAAAAAGTCGTATACAACAAATTTTACCAACAACAATATTCTTATTGGTAAAAATGTCATAAAGCTTCCTAAAGTTGGAATGGTCAAAGCTGTTATTCATAAGCTGCCTAAAGATGATTGGAAGCTTAAATCTGTTACTGTCTCTCAAGATAGTGTCGGTAACTATTTTGCTTCCGTTCTTTTTGAATATGAACAGGAAGACATTCCATCTGTTTCCAAATCAAGTACAAATGCTATTGGACTTGACTATAAATCCGATGGACTTTATATAGACAGTAATGGGAATAAAGCAGGAGTTCATAAATACTATCGAGAAAGTCATAAGAAGCTTGCTAAACAACAAAGAAGACTTTCACGAAAAGCAGGTTCTAAAAAGAATGAAACAAAATCAAGCAACTATTTTAAACAAATGAGAAAAGTAAACAGAATCTATAGAAAAATAGCGAATCAACGTCTCGACAGTCTCCATAAGAAATCTACTGAGATAGCCAATCAGTATGATATCGTATGTGTCGAAGACTTAGATATGAAAGCTATTGGAAATAAAGGTTTTGGCAATGGAAAAGCGACCTTTGACAACGGTTATGGAATGTTTCTTAATATGCTTGATTACAAGCTTAAAGAAAGAGGTAAATATTTTGTAAAAGTTGACAAGTGGTACCCTTCTAGCCAAATCTGTCATTGCTGTGGAAGTGTAAAAAAACTCGACCTAAAAGACCGAGTTTATACATGTGATTGTGGCTATACTGGAGACAGAGACCATAATGCAGCAATCAATATACTTACAGAAGGATTGAGGATTCTTCAGTCCTTATAGATAAATTATAAAAGTAGGCTTGGGACGAGCCAAACTTATACGCTTGTGGACACTGTGTAAGACCTATAATGTATTGTCATTAGAGGCTGTAGTGGTTGAAGCAAGAAGCTCCGACTTCTAAACGAAGTGTAAGTCGGGGTAGTTCACTGATGCAGTCAATATCTTAGGAAATGCTTCAGGAAAAATGAGAAATGAAACCGAAGAACTTGAATTCATTCTCCATGCTCTATCTGAAATCCCGTCTAAACGTATGAATATAGGAAATTTAATTGAAGAACTTATTTCTTCTTTGAAATCGAATGAGGAGGTAATCATGTAATGAAAGAAGTGATTATGAGATTTTCAAATGTTCATCCTGATGTTGAATTATGTATCAAGAGAAACAAGAAAATTATCTTTAAAAAACTTTCGATTGATGAAGTAATGATGCTGATCAATCAATGTGCATCTCAAACCATTTTCAGTAGAAAAGTTAACTTATTGTCTCAAAATATTATTGGAATGGGTCCAGAATATACAGTAATCAAGCAAGAAGAACACATACAGTATGTAACATTCAACACAACAACATACAAGATTAATTTTCCTAATTCAATTTATGTTGTTAAGCATGATGGTAAAAAAATCAAAAGCATACAGAATTATTGCTATAAGAAGTATGAAGGTGGTAACACCGAACTTTATGATTATGCTATGCCTAATGTTTTGTCAGGAAATATGCTTTGTATTGGTAGTGCAGATAGAACGATCAGAAACAATGATATTGAAGGAGCATTAAATAAGATCATTGCTACACCTTACTCACACGCTACTTTTAACGGAATCAATGGATTTTCGACAACTGTTGCTTATTTTGAATACCTTGAAGCAAATCCATTTCCTTACAAATTATTAAGAAAGTTAAACAAGAGATTAAAAGATGTCGAAGTGTGATAAATTAAGAAAATTACTTCTTGAATGGGGCGAAGACAATTATTTGCCCCTCAAGAAAAAAATTGCATATCTCGAGAATGAAAATTATCGTTTGAGAATGCAAAATTTAAGAATCAAAGAAAGAAATGAAAGACTCGCATTGATTGTAAAGAAAAGAAGAGAGGAAGCAAATTATGAAAATAGATAGAGGAATTGTTCGATGTGATAGATGTAAAAGAGTTTTCAAAACCAAAGAGGTCAATAATTATAAAATCTCATATCAAGCAGGTGGATTGAAAAGTGATGGTGGCATGGGACTTGTAAGAAAGAAAGCAGAAATCTGTTCCGATTGCAATATGGATTTTGAAGACTTCATGCGCAATAAACCAGTAGCAGGACGTGATACAAATGACAGGTAAAGAATGGTCGGAATTATGTAAGGAACGTGATGTTGTTGTAATCGATGCAAACTACAAGGATATGACGCATGAAGATGCTATAAAGTATTTTGATTTATTAAATACTGCAATGGATCATGCTTTTGCTAGAAAATATGATTTGGAAACCGGCCAATATGAAGATTATGCATTGCCTGAAGGGTCTACATATTACGAAGATGATATGAACAAGAAAGTTACCTGTTGTGAATGTGGTAAGAAAATCATGTATGGAGCTTCTTATACATCAAGAATCATCTTGAATAGTGGTGGTTTTGGATATGCAGTGTGTGAAGAGTGTTATTACAAGAATGACATGAAAGATATCGGTAAGGAGGGATGAACAAAGATGATTAAAGTAGAAGAAATCATTGAAAAGTATAAAGGCTATGAAGTGGACGAGGAGAAGCTAAAAGAGTTTCTCACTCCGCCTAAACCTAAAACGGTTTATGAATTAAAAAAAGTTGATAAATATTATTATATTGATACTTTCGGTACTGCTTGTTCTGATATTTGGGATAATGACGAGATTGATAATGGCCGAAGAGAAATCGGCAACTGTTTCCTAACTAAAGAAGATGCTGAATTTGAAGTTGAAAGACGAAAGATTGAAGCCATCTTGTTGAAATACGGAAAAAAAGTCAAAAGTTCTCAAAATGAAGAATATTTTATTCTTTATGATTTTGTTGATAAAAAGGTTGCAATTTATCCGAGTGGAGGAGTTTGCTATCAAGGCACTATTTATTTTACATCCTATGCTTTAGCACAAAGAGCTATTAAAGAAGCAGGAGAAGACAACATCAAGAAATATATTTTTGGAGTTGATGTTGAATACGTTAAGAAAGGTTAAGGTGTAAAAAAATCTGTAGATTGCAGAAAAAACGGTACTAAGGAGGAACAACAATGAAAACAGTAAAAGAATTAGAAACTATGTTAGAAGAAGTTAGAAAAGATTTAGAAGAACTTAAAAAGAACAAAAACAGTTTTGAACCAACACCAAAAGGCTGGAAGCCTAAAAATGGAGAAAAATATTGGGTCGCACATTATAATTTAAGCCCAACAGTCTTTTTTAATGATGAAATTCATTTAAGTAATCCTATTATTAAATATAATCGCATTTTTAAAACAAAAGAAGAATGTCAACTATATTGTGATGTTCAAAGAGCATTTATGGACGCTTCTAGGGAGTATGTTTTAAATAAATACAACTACGTTCTTCGTTATGCGCACGAAGGTGGGGAAGTATTCATAACACCCTATACTAATGTTCAACCTACAGAATTATTTTTCGACAGCGAGGAAACAGTTCAAAATCTCATTGATAAATTCGGTGAGGAAAATATCAAACGTTACTATTTAGGGGTGTATTGATATGAAAAAATTTGAAGCTTATGAAGATAAAATTAAAGAATTAGAGGGTAACGTTGCTCTAAATAAAAGCAATGAATTAGTATCATGTATTGGTTTTCGTTGTTGCGATTGTAAATTTGACAGTAGTAATGGTAAATATTGTTCACAGGTCATGTTTGAATGGCTCTATGAAGAATATAAAGAACCTATCAAGCTATCTCGTTTAGAATTTGAATTGTTGAAATGTCTTAAAGGTGAAAAACTTGAATATCTAGCAAGGGATAAATGTAAAGTTTATGTTCATGCATATGGCACTAAACCTCAAAAAGGAAATCTCGGTTGGTTTACGGAGACAAGAGATTGCTGTTGTATGTCTTTATTTAGTAATTGTTTTAAATTCATCAAATGGGAAGATGAAGAACCTTACAAAATCCAAAATATTTTAGATAATTGCGAGGTAATAGATGATGAATAAAATAGAAGAATTTAATGTTGATGAATATATAGATAAAGTAACGGAAACAAAAAGGATATTTAGACAATCGCTTGAAAAATATGGCAAAGAACCCCAATGCCGACAATTAATGGAGGAGTGCGCAGAGTTAATTAAAGCAACAAATAAAATGTTACGTTATGCTGATAGACCAGCTGAACCTGAGTATTATGCTAATTTAGTTGAAGAAATTGCAGATGTGGAAATCATGTTATATCAATTGAAAGTTATGTTTAACGTTAGTGATGATGAAGTTTTTAAAGTGAAAATTCAAAAAGCTAAAAGAGAGCAAGAAAGGTTGGAAAATCATGGAAGAAAACAAACAAAAATATGAACTAACAAAATTTGAACATGAATTATTAGTGTTTCTTCAAACTGAAGGATATAACTACATCGCAAAAGATAGCAGCGGAGAATTTGCACCGCCAAGATTAGTTGCATGTGATAAAAAACTGCCATATCACAATCTATCAGGAATGTTCACTACATATAAAAGCAATGCATTTCATATGGAAGGACCATTTGGAAAATTATTTAAATTTGTGTGGGGCGGAAACCAATTTGAAATTCAAGAACTTTTAGAAAACTGTGAGGTAACTGATCATGACAGCTAAAGAAATGTTTGAAAAGTTAGGATATGAAAAACATGTCACGATGAACGTGAAATCATTTATTCCATATATAGCGATAATGTCTTTATTGCAGAAATTGAATTTGATTTACAAAATCAAACTTTTTACTGTGCGTGTCTTGATGAAGCTTTGGAAGTTGGTATGAAAACGTTAAAAGCAATAAATCAGCAATGCCGTGAATTGGGGTGGCTATAATGGATGATTCTTTATTTGAAATTGACAATATGTGCCATGCCTTAGGCTTTGATCCTAATGAAATTAGAAAAGGTCAAAAAGTTTATGAGTATTATAGAAATTTTTTTGTTGCTAGTGGAGAGTATAAAGAAAGCTGGGAAAAGTTAGTTAAATGGGGAGATGCTGCTAAAACTTCTAATGCCATCGTAGGAAGTTACTATTATGTAACCCAAAAAGGAATAGATTTCTTAAGCAGTATTTATAAGATTAAATTGCAACCAAGAAAATAAGGCGGCGGATAGAATGAGAAAATCAAATGTCAAAAAAATGAAACTTTACAATAAAGCATTACAATTTTATTGTAAACAATTAGAAAAGGCTCTTGATAAGGCATGTGAAGAGCTGGAAAAATGTGAAAAAGATTTTGATAAAATATATGGTACCAGCTATGCAAAAATAAAGAATAAAAAATATTGGAAAAAGAAGGTAATGAAAGATGACTAAATTTGAATTGAATCTATTAAAAGAATTCTCTGATGATGGATGTGGTGGAGATGACTTTGATGAAATCAGTACATTAGTTGGCATGAGGATGAGAGGCTACTTTCAAGATGCCGAAGATGATGAAACCATTGATGAATTGATAGAGAGGTATGAAGAATGTATAAGTCGCCAATAGAAATAGTAATGAAAGAAGTGTTTCAAAAGATGAATGAGGATTTTGAAAATTCAGTATTTAAAGCTATACAAAAAGTCGGCATAAATGTTGATAAAGAAGAACTCCTAAAAGCTCTAATTTATGATAGAGGACAATATGATAAAGGATATGAGGATGCGATGAATGAAATCAAGCATCCTCAACCCCTTAAATTTGAAGATTTAACTCCTGGTATGTGGGTTTGGGATAATTTCTTTACAACTTTTACAAGATTAGAAAATACATATTTATATTCTGATGATGCTCTTGCCAAAGAAACTAAAATGACAACGTTTTATTGCGATGCAGGTGTTCTAACTAAGCCTTTTGAAGAAAATAGATATTATCCAGTTCAAATTCCATGGGAAGGAGATAAAAAACAATGGGAGCGTACTATAGAAAGTTGCAAACAGTAAAACATGCTTTGCAATACTATATCACTAGACCGAACGCTAGTAAAAAGGATCTAGTAAGAGAAAAGAATTTATTGAAGTCAGTTGAAGAAGAAGTAGAAATTTATCAAGAAAGAAATCACATTCCAAAGAAGGAGAACAAGTAAATGAAAAAAGTATTAATCATATTAGCAAGTGTATTTGCTTTAACCGGGTGTTCAAAAGTATCTAGAGTTAATCATAATATTAGAAAAGATGCCAACAACTTTAAAATTACAAGAAAAGTCGTTGCTCTTAATACTAGAACAAATGATCCTTTATTTACCGTTGAGGGAAAGATTTCCCTCGATAGTGATGAAGATGGAGATTTAAACGTAACTATTAAGACTGGAAAAGGAAAGTACAAGCTGTTCTATGCGCATTTGTCAAATGATGTTACATACACTTGTATTCAAACAAAAGCTAAAAAAGAAAATCCTTATGCCTATGACATTCAATTCTTTCCAGCAAAAGAAGTTATTGAAAATGGTGTTATTGATATCAAATCAAGTGAGTAGGTGGTAAATAATGCAGAAGATTAAATTAGAAGCTGAAAATGATTTAGAAAAACGTTGCAAAAATTTAAAAGAACAAAATGAAGCATTGATTAGTGGATTGGATCTTGCAAATGAAACAATAAGCAATCTATACGGTTTGCTTCGAGAATACCGTCAACAAAAAGAAAAGCTTTTAAAACAAAATACAAAACTGTTAGCGATTTATACTGTAATCATCATAGCTCATATAATCACTGCAATCATTAATCAATCATATCGAAATTCACTCATGTTTTATTTTCTCTCGGTCGTAAGTATTGTGTATGGTATTGATTTATGTAGTCAAAAATTCAAAAAAGGTGATTGAAATGAATATATTAATTAAAAAGCTTAATGATTGTCAGTTGACCAATCAAGAAATCAAATACGTTATTGGTCGTTTAACGTGTGCAACCAACTTTGATAAGGAATTGCATTTGAAAGCAATTGAAAAACTTGAAATACAAAGAAAGTACCTTGAAGAAGGCAATGTAGAAATAAAAGAAGATGGTGATAAATAATGTACATTAACCCATTTTGGTGTGGAGTTGCAGCAACTATCCTTGCTGAATTGGCAGGGATAATCGCTTATGCAATTTATCAAGATCATAAAAATTAATAATTAATTATTTTGGAGGGCAAGGAATGAAATATACAGATGAAGAAAAGAAGATCATTGATGAAGTTAAAAAATATCTTAGAGAATTACGCCTAATAAATATTGAAAAATTCTCTTTAACATTTGAAATTGAGGACATTCCAAGCCCTCAATCAATTAAATACAGTGATGAAGCTCCTGGAGGATTTTCAAAACCTAAAGGAGAACAAATCACTTCTAATATGTTGCGCAGAGAACTTTTAACAAAGCGTCTAGAGCTCTTTAATATGGAACTTGATAAATTTATGCCATTGGTGTATTTGCTCAATGCAGGACATAGAAACATCATTAGAACGTATGTATGCTCAAGAGGGTACAATGAAATGATTGATACATTAGAAGAGTCGTTTTGTATCAGCAAATCAACTTACAAAAGAGAGTTTCCAAAAGCGTGTTTAGAATTATCCAAATATCTTGACATAGATAACCGCCCATCACTTGAAAAATTGAATAATATATTTTATGAAATGATAGGCGATAAATAATAAAATTTGCACATTTTTTATTATAAAAACATCAAAATTATGGTGTTTTTTTGTGCTTTTGTATTCCTTTTGCTCACGTGTCTGTGATACAATATGAAGCGATATGAGACAATATAAGACAAAATAAGAAATAAGATTACATAATTTTTAGTATAATTTGACATAATAATTAATAAGTATATTGTATTATATTAATATAAAAAGAAAGGAGTTTGAACATGAAACTTCACATAGAAAATTTTGCTAAGATTGCAAATGCTGATATAGAAATAAATGGAATTACAGTAATTGCAGGTGAAAACAACACAGGTAAGAGTACGGTTGGTAAAGTCTTGTATAGTTTATATTCTGCTTTTCATGACATAGATTTTAAAGTAAAAGAAGAAAGAAAAAAATCAATAAGCAATATTTTATCAAGTTCAAATGATTATAGAAAAAAAATTTTTGATGCTCTAGATAATGATCCAAATAGATTAGAATTAAAAAAATTAAAAAGAGAAATTAATGATATTAGTAAAAGTGATCCAGATAACATTGAACAATTTAACCTAAAAGAAAAATATAATTTAGACGATATAAATATAGAGAAATTAAAAACAATCTGTTCTTTTAAAAATGAAAATTTGCTTTCATTAGTGGTTGAAAAATATTTTAAAACGGAATTTTGTAATCAGTTTTTAAGCTTATCAAAAAAAGATGATGAAAAGATGCAAATAAAACTAAAAATAAAAAAAGAACATATCAATTTACATGAAACAGATGAAAAAAAAGTTGAAGTTGATAATTATATAGATATACAAAAAGAATGTTTTTATATAGATAATCCGTTTGTTTTAGATAATTTAGATAATATATTTAAATTTAAAGGCCGTGTACAAGTAAATATAACAGATTTTGTTTTAGATAATTTCGAAGTATTTGGGCATTTAGATTTTTTGGAAAATAAACTAAATAAATCTCTTTCTCGTGCTACTACAGGTGATTTAATAAACGATGCTCTATTAACTGAAAGATTAGATGAATTTAAAAATAAATTAGTTCAACTTACGCAAGGAGATTTTTTGGAAAAAGACAATAAATTTGTATTTTTAGAATCTACATCAAATCAAGAAATCGAATTAGAAAATCTATCTACAGGTATCAAAGCTTTAGCAATAATTTTAAAATTAATTGAAAATCATGACATTTCTGACAATTCTATGATTGTACTAGATGAACCTGAAATTCATCTTCATCCAAAATGGCAGATAATTTTTGCTGAAATGTTGGTTTTACTTCAAAAAGAATTTAATCTAAATATAGTTTTAACATCACATAGTCCATATTTTATTAGTGCAATAGAAGCATATTCTGCAAAGCATGAAATTGCAAATAAATGTAAGTATTATTTAAGTGATTTAAACGAAGAAAATATGGCGGTTTTTAAAGATGTTACGAGAAATACTGATAAAATTTATAAAAAACTTGCTGAACCTTTAAAAGAGTTGGAAAAGATAATTTATGGAAATGGATAGTGCAAAACAACCAAATGAAAGAACTATATTAGATGCATTTGGATTAGAATATTCTACATTGAGTAAAACATCTTATGATGATGACAATGGTGCAACTATGACGGAGCTTCAAAATGAAGCTATAGATTTTGATCGCGTTAAAGAAGAGTATTTGAAGCATATGGAAAAAGGACCAAGCGAAATGCCTTTTTCTAATGATGCTTTGCTTAAGATTGGAAATACTTGGTATTTTTTTGAATTTAAAAATGGTACTATCGATATAAAAGAAAATGTTAATATTTTCAACAAAATTTATGATAGTATGCTTGTTTTTTTAGAAACTGTAAATAAACACATTGATTATTCAAGGAACAATATTGTTTACGTTCTTGTCTTTAATGAAGAATCTATTGATAAGGGAAAAATATCAAATCTTTTCGATAAAAATAAGTATGAAGAAGATAAAGAATTATTTGAACTTGCATGTTCTGAAATATCACCTTCCAATTACCGTGCTGCGCTGTTTTATGGACTACAAAATATGAAGCCTAATTTAGATTCAACTACTGCACAATTTGGATTGGAAAGATTTGAAAGATTTATTTTCAAAAAGGTGTATACAATACCAAAATATGCTTTTGATAATTTCTTTAATAGATACATATTGAATAAATAGATTACATAAAATGTTTGTTTAGGACTGTGATGTTTAAAATGCATTACAGTCTTTTTTTGTGCTCTTTATCACGAATGATAATTTTTTATTAAAAGTGGACCCATTTTGGACCCAAAATGAACCCAAAGTGAGCCCTAATTGGACCCAATTTGGACCTAGATTGAACCCTTATTTCCATGCTATTATGCTATTGTGGTTTTTAAAGAAATGAAACAATCCCATTTAATTTAAAATCACAGTTCAGACATATAGGTTAAACCCCTTGCTAAAAAGTTCCTTATGGAGCTTTTTTCTTTTGCAAAAACAACGATGCAGTTTTAACTGCTGTTTATATAAATAAAAAAATGGAGGTGGTGACATGATTTGGAAAAACATGAGTTAGCGTTTGAAGACTATAAAAACGGCATGAAGCAAAAAGAAATTGCTAAAAAATATGGTACGACAATCAACACTGTCAAGTCATGGTCACGCCGTTATGAATGGTCAAAAAAGAAGAAAAAGGGTGCACACCAAAATAAAAGTGTGCACACCAAAAAAGAATGCAAAAAAATAGCTGAAGAAATAGTAGAAACAAGTGAGCTTGATGAAGAACATCAGCTCTTTTGCATTTATTATTTGAAATATCACAATAAAGTCAAAGCATATTTAAAAATAAAACCCAAAGCTAAATATAACAGTGCTTGTGTCATGGCATCAAGATGGTTTAAAAAGCCTGAAATCCAAGAAGAAATTAAAAGACTAAAGCAAGAGTTATATACTGATATTCTTTTGGATCCTAACGATATTGTTCAAAGATACATTGATATTGCTTTTTTAGATTCCGATGAATTGGATGGAAAGGCAATTAAAATGTCAGATTCTCTTAGAGCTCTCGAATGGTTATCAAGTCATTTGAACATGGCCAACGAAGAACAAAAACTCAAAATTGAAGTATTGAAAAAGCAATTGAATACGAATGATCAAGAAGATGATGGAGTTGAAATTATAAATGATGCACCAATTTAAGAAAAAACAGGTACGTATTTCAGATATTGTCATTCCAAAGTTCTTGACTTGCTTCAATGACATTTCACACGTTCATAAAATTATGGATAGTGGTCGTGCTGGAACAAAATCAAGCTATGCTGCTATTCATGGAATTTATAAGATTGTAAGCGAAGATGAATGCTCGGTAATAGTCATGAGAAAGTTCCACAATAAGCTTTCTAAGACTGTCTACAATGAATTTAAACGTGCAATCAAACGTCTAGGGTTGAAGAAAAAACAATTCAAGATAACCAAGAATCCAATGAAGATTACATATCTTAAAAATGGCAATTCGGTTTATTTTACAGGAAACGATTCTATTGATGATACAAAAGGGATTATTGATGAAGAAAAACCTATCAAACTTGTTATTTTAGATGAGCTGACTGAGTTTTTTGAACGTGGCCAAGGAGAAGATGAAATATCCAACATAGAAGCGACATTCGTACGTGGTAATGATGATGAATTCTGTATGGAGTATTATTTCAACCCTCCTAAAAATCCTAACGCATCTATTTTTAAATGGGTCAAAAAGATGGAAAAACGTAGTGACTGCATTCATATCCATGTTGATTATAGAGATGTTCCAGAAAAGTGGCTTGGTAAAAAGCTTATTCAATCAGCAATGGAAATGAAAAAAGTCGATGAAAGAATGTACAACTGGATTTGGCTAGGAATATCAATTGGTTTGGACGAAATCATTTATTATATGTTCGATAAAGATAAACATGTTTTGGACAGAAATCTTACAAATGATGAAATAAACGGAATTACAAGGATTGATGCATCTTGCGACTATGGTCAAATGAATGCAACAGTATTTGAATTTTGGGGACTCAATCCCACGTTGAAAACTGTTTTTGGGCTTGATGAATTTTATCATTCAGGGCGTGAAAGTGGTAAACAGCTGACACCTAGCGAATATGCATTCAAGTTCAAGAAGATGTGTAAAAAAATCAAGGAAGAATTTGGACAATATCCACGAAACCTCTATATTGACCCAAGCGCACGAGGGCTTGCTGAAGAAATCAAAAGAGCTTGTCCTTTCATTAAAATAAGAGGTGCTCAAAATGATGTCAAATTAGGGATTTCAAGAGTCCAAAAGACAATAGCATTTCAAAAAGTACTGTTCAGTACACGTCAGGAAATGCTTTTGAATGAAATCGTTATTTACAGCTACGATAAAAAAAGCATTGAAAGTGGTGCTGAAAAGCCAGTAAAAGATGATGATCACTGTATGGATGCATTGAGATATTACATCATGGGCATCTGGAAATATATTAAAAGATATCTTCCTGATGTCGAGAAGAATGAAGGTGGTGAGGATGATTAGTGTTTACAGCAATAAAAAGATTTCTAGAAAGGATTAAGAATAGAATGTTTGCAACAAAAGATATAAATAAATTTTTCGATATCGATATTGCAATGTCAAATGACATGGTAAATTCAATTGATTTATGGAATAAGATTTTAGAAAACAAACAGCCTTGGCTAAGTAAAGAAAAAGGTGTCAAATCATTAGCATTGGCACAAGGGATCAGTGAGGAACTTTCTAAAACTTCAACAAGAGAATTGATATCAAAAGTCATATCAAATGATTTTGTCAATCAGGAATATCAAGAATTCATTAAAGATATGAATGAAAATCTTCAATGGGCTTTAGGCGAAGGCGGTGTTGTTTTTAAGCCATATGTAAGTGACAATCAAATATTTGTTGATGTTGTACACGCTGATAAGTTCTTTCCTGTTACGTTTAACGGAAGAAAGAAAATCACCGCAGGTATCTTTGTAGAACAGATTTTTAAAGGCAAAAACGTGTATACTCGATTAGAATATCAAAAATATGAAAATGGAGTAAATACGTTTGAAAACTATGCATTTATGAAAAAAGATTATTCTCAAGGAAACTATAGCTTTTATACTGATTTTGGCAATCAAATTCCATTGGATACTATTCCAGAGTGGAAAGATTTAGAGGAACATTTTGAGATTGGTGGCGTTGACAGGCCACTTTTTTCTTACTTCAAAACACCAGTCATCAATACGATTGATAAGATTTCTCCTCTTGGAGTTCCATGTTATGTTAAGGCAATCAATCTGATTAAAGATGCAGAGGAACAATACAGCAGATATATTTGGGAATTTATCGCTGGTGAAATGGCTGTTGAGGCTTCTGGTGACGCATTTGAAATTGATTCACACACCCATGAGCCAAAACTTCCTGAAGGAAAGAAAAGATTGTACAGAACATATGATATTGATAATTCTTCAGGACAAACAACTAACATCAATGATTTAATCAAAGTACACGCACCACAATTAAGAGATGCTAATTATGCTGCAGGATTCAATGATATTCTAAAGAGAATTGAGTTCGAATGTGGTTTATCGTATGGGGATTTAAGTGATCCACAACAAGTCGATAAAACTGCAGAAGAAATCAAGTCATCCAAACAAAGAAAATATGATACTGTTTCAGCTATTCAAGACAGTTTGAATACTGTACTTGAAGATATAGCATATGCAATGAATGTTTATGCTATCGGAATGGGCAAATCAAAGTCTATGGAATGTGTTGTTGAAACTGATTGGGGAGACAGTATCTTGACCGATACTGAAAAACAAAGAAATATCGACCTTCAAGAAGTCAATGCTGGTTTGATGCCTGAATGGAAATACAAAGTCAAATGGCAAGGCATGAGTGAAGAAGAAGCAAAAAGAGAAGTTGCTGAAAACTCAGATGATGGCATTGAATATGATGATGCAGATGATGAAGACGATGCAGAAGAGGATGTAAATGTTAACTGATAAATTTTTAGAAGAGTCGGGTGATGATGTCTCAAATGACTTCAGCACATTGGAAACTCTTCTTTTAATTTGGATGGGTTTGCGTTTAAGAAATCTTGCATCTTTAGAAGATATCGAAGAAGAGTATCCAAAATGGAAAAATAAAGCCTGTAGAGAGTTTTTTGAATACTCGGGTACTGAATTTCAAAAGGTCAAGAAATCGTCTCAAAGCAAAGTAAAATCGGCTATCAAGAATGGAATAGCAATGACGGTCAGCAATATTTTTTCGAGATTGAAAGATACTGATGCTCAAACTTCTAAAAAAGACATGTTGAACAGGTCAAATAAGAATTTGAACAAAGGTATCAAGGATACTCAAGGCGAAATCAAAAATCTTTGCAACATTTCAAGAAAGTGCACCAACAAGCAGTTTATAAAGGCGTGTGATGAAGCATACTCTAAAATCGTTGCAGGAAACAATGCTGATAAAGCTATTGAATCATCAATCAGAAAACTTTCTCAAAAAGGTATCGAAGTAGTTGGTTATACTGATCATACAACTTCAATGGATGCTGCAGTTAAAAGAGCAGTTACAAGTGGTGTCAATCAAACGTCTTTGAAATTTAAAATGGATAACTGCAAAGAGTTGGGCATTAACATTGTAAAGACTTCAAGTCATGGAGGTGCTCGACCATCCCATCAGGAATGGCAAGGTAAATTATTTTATCTTCATACTCCTGTAAAAGGTCTACAGAACTTTAAAAAGGCAACGGGATATGGCCGTGTTGATGGCCTAGGTGGAGCAAACTGTAGGCATTCTTTTTATGAGGTTACTGATTATGAGTATAAGAACAATCTAGTCGATACCGAAGAATTTGACAAGAACAGGAATGATGATCAATACGAGCTGGAACAAAAGCAAAGATATTATGAGCGTCAGATTCGTTCTTGGAAGAAAAGGAAGAATATTCTTGATGAATGCGGTGTAGATTCCACCAAAGAAGCTAAAAAGATTAGAGAATGGCAAGATAAACGTTCTCAATTTATTAAAGAAAGCAATATCCAATTCAAGAAAGAACATGGTATTGATAACGTTCTTAAAAAGGCTTATCCAAGAGAGAAAGTATTTAACAATAGCAAGTTATCAAACAAAAAAGGCAGTAAATTATACCATGACGACGAATGGCTACCATTCAATTTTAAACCTAAAAAGGAAGATAAACCTAAAATAAAAATGATTACCAATTCAGATGAATTTGTTGAAAAAATGATGAAAAAAGTGACCATCGAAAGCGATAATGATGATTTTAAAGAAGGAATAAAAAAAGAAATTAAAATCATGCATGAAGAAGCTACAAAATTCTTGATAAATAAGAAAATTCCTATTAAACAATCAGATACAGAAACAGCATATGATAGTAGCGTGAATACTATCTTTGTAGCTCAAAAACATTTAAAGCCTGGTACCTTAGCGCATGAAGTAGGTCATGCTTTGGTTGATAAAAACAATTTATATGAAAATGAAGAATTGGCAATAATCATGAAAAATGTTGTTGCTAACGCTAAATATGTAGTTAAAAAGAAAGATGATGAATACTTCATCTATTTACATTCAGATAAATTTGTTCGTAATTATCAGGGTAAAACATATATAAATGTTACAAAAAAATACAAGAATCTAAAAAAAGGTGAACATTTAAAAATTGGTGCTTTTGATTATAGAAAATTAGAAGAATATGTCAGTGTTGGCTATGAAACTTTTGTAAGCAATCCTCAATTGTTATATGATAAAGATAAAGAATTGTATGATTTCTTTAAGAAAGGTGGATTGTTCAATGAGGTCACAAAAGGAAAAAAATAAGGAAATAGAAATTGAAATTGAAGGTAATCTCGAAGATTTATTGACTGAAGAAGAATTAAAACAGCTTGAGGAAGATGAATATTTAGATGGAGGACCAGGATACATTCCTACCTGGTCAAGTTGCTATAAACCAAAAGAAAAGAAATAACATATTAAAGCAAGAAAGGGATGAAATAGAATGTCAGCGTATATAAAGTACCCAGAAGAAATTCAAAAATGCATAGATATTTATGATCCTTATGGTTCTCAAATTGCCAATGGCGAGTTAGATAAGCTTCCACAAGAAGTGATTGATGCATATAACAAAGCAAAAAAATGGTTTTGGGAACAAGAACAATAAATAATAAGTCAACGTAAGTTGGCTTTTTCTTTTACTTGAAATTAGGAGATTTGATATGAAAACTGTAATAAAAGTATTATTCGTTCTTTTAATTGCTTTAAAACTTATTGATCTATTCATTTGTGGGTTATGGAAAATTCTTATCCCACTTTTTATTTTCAGCTTAATTATGGTTATTGCTTTTGTTTTAGAAATATTTTAGTAAAAAAGGAGAAAACAAATGGGTTCAGATGAATTTTTAGATTTATGTAAAAAAGTAGTCAGAGAGTACACAGAAGAACATCTTGATAAAACGGATGGCAAAGTTGATTTTGATGTTTATGCTGTTTGGAGTTGCAAAGCGTTACAAAATAGTAAAGCATTAGCATCAACATCTCTTTCGGATGGAATGTACTATGAATTAACTTACAACGGAGATAAGAAAGAACTTTATTTAGATGCTTATAAGAAATTTGAAAATAGATGCATCAAGCTAGGAGGAAAATAAAAATGAAATTTGAAAGAGCATTTAAGTTTATGATGCAAAGCGGAGAAAAAATCAAGCTTCCAAGTTGGGGCGGATATTGGTATTGGGACAATGAAAAGAAAACAGTAATCATGCATACCAAAGATGGAAAAGAAATGGATATTAGAGAAACTGAAAGAGTTATTTATACGTTATCTAATATTCTTGATGATGGATGGATTCTTGCAGATGAAGAAAATTGCCCAGAATTAGGTGGAGAAGCTACTTTTGGTTTTGATGAAGCTATCAAATATCTAAAAAGAGGAATGAATCTTGCTAGAAAAGGATGGAATGGTAAAGGAATTTTTATTCATTTATGTGAAACAGATGCAACAACAAATCCTTTTGTTTGTATAGATTCATCTAATTTACAAACTGATAATCTAGATGCAAAGAAAAATATTGTACCTTGGGCACCATCACAAACAGATATGTTAGCGGATGACTGGGTATTTTTTGAATAGGAGGATGCATAAATGAAATTATTTATATCACAGCCAATGGCAGGAAAAACAGATAAAGAAATTCTAGATGAAAGAGAAAGAGTAATACGCAATGTAAAAGAATTATTTCCTGATCAAGAAATTGAAGTGATTGATTCATTTTTTTGATGGCGAACCTAAAACTCCTCTTTGGTATCTAGGTGAAAGTATCAAATTGTTAGGTCAAGCGGACATTGCCTATTTTTGCAAGGATTGGGAAAAGTATCGAGGATGCTGTATCGAACATGAATGTTGTGTTAGATACTCAATTAAACATGTAGAGGAGTAGGAACGAAAAATTCTAACGGGCGCAATTTTGCGCTGGTTAATATTCCTTCATAATTACGAATCTTTTTCAATAAGTCTTTATGTTTGATTTCATTTATAGTTAGTGCTATTGAAACAGTATAAAAAGGTATAAAACAATATAACACCCATTAAATTGGTTGTTAACCACATCTTTACGTGATAAAATACTTGTGAAAAGAGTAGAATAAATATATGGAGGTGGGATTATGACTTATCAAGCATTACCTGTTAGCTTTTTCGAAAATCTTAAAACACAAAAAAACGCTAAAGTTGATAATGATGAAGTTGTTCCATTTCAATTTAGCGAAAAAGTGTTAAAAGGAGAAAGTAAAGTAAAAGCTACTTTACCAAAGAAAAAGAAATGTGCAGAGTAGGAGATATTATTTTAATTAGAAAATATATTGGAGAAGATGGCGCACGTCAAAGAAATCATCCTTTCATTGTATTGAATGACAGTGAAGGTAAAATTGAAGGTTTGCCATTTGATCTAACATGTTCAGTCATGTCTTCTTTTAAAAACGAAGAGCATCGAAAGAAGAAACTTTCAATGAAGCAAAATTTAGAAATTACTGTTGAAGATGGGGTTAAGAAAGATGGCTTTATTAAAGCTAATCAAATTCATTATTTTCAAAAAGATAAACTTGATTATATTGTAGTCGGTTCGGTAACTCCTGAATTATTTGCTGAACTTATGAAATTAATTGAAGAACTTTTTAAGGATGAAGAAATATTGGTAAATACTTCTAATCTTTAGAAATTATCAAGCCACGAATAAGTGGCTTTTTATTTTGGATGAAAAGATATGAAAGAGTATGAAAAGATATGAAATGATATAAAAAAATAAAAAAGCTCTTGACTTTTGTGCCTCACAAACATATTATGATTATTGTAGAGTACAAAGAAAGGAGGGCAGTATGAGTCCAAAAACAGGACGTCCTACTACTGAACCTAAAAATAAGTTTTTGAAAATGAGAATGTCTCAAGAGGATTTAGACAAATTAAGTTATGTTGCCGAAAAAACAGGCATGACAAAAACTGATGTTGTTAGAAAAGGGATAGAAATTCAGTTAGCAGGATTGAAAGACAAATAAAAAAGGTATTCGTTAGTTCGTCAAAACCAAACACGAATACCACCTACAAAAGAGGCATTTAGATTATAGCACTAAATACCTCTAAACTCAAATTTCAAAAGAAAGAGGTAAAAGTTATGTTAGAAGAATTAGATGAAATCATTAGTATAATTAGTGATTTAGATGACAAATTGAATGATTTGGAAAGAATTAATTCTATGGTTATCGTTACATGTGATGCATGTGAAAATGGAAATGATATTAAATATGATGTTGCAAATGTTATGGCAATCATCCAATGTCAATTAGAAACGTTAGAAGAAGATATTAGATCAAACATTTATAAATGCAATGATTTAACAAGAAACATTCAAGAAACAATTAACAAAGGAGGTTGTCAATATGGAAGAACTACAAATATTTAACAATGAAGAATTTGGAAATGTAAGAAGCTTGATGATTGACAATGAGCCTTGGTTTGTTGGTAAAGATGTTGCTGTAGCATTAGGGTATAAAAATTCTAAAAATGCGGTTCCAACGCATGTAGATGAAGAGGATAAGCTAAGTACTCAAATTGAGTACGCAGGTCAAAAACGAAATGTTACTGTTATTAATGAATCAGGATTATATTCATTAATCTTATCAAGTAAGTTACCATCCGCAAAAAAAATTCAAACATTGGGTAACAAGTGAAGTTCTTCCAACTTTGAGAAAGACAGGTTCATATGCTAAAGTGCCAACTGACCCAAGAGAATTGCTTACGTTGACAATTAAAGCCCATGAACAAACAGCTCAAAGGGTTGATGTTCTTGAAGAAAAGGTATCTGATTTAGAAAAATCAACAACGATTGACAGTTCACAACAATATACGCTTGAAAGAATTGCTAAAACAACTGTAATTAGTGCACTAGGCGGTATTGATTCAAGAGCATATCAATTAATGAGCAGAAAGCTTTTCAGTAGCATCTGGAGAGACTATAAAAAGTATTTCAAATTAGGCTCATATCGAGATACACTAAAGACCGATTATGAAAATGCTAAAAATTATTTGGAATCGTGGTCTCCTGAAGTCAATACAAGCTTGAAAATCAAAGAATACAATAGTCAATTATCAATGGTATTAGATTAAAAATTAAATATGAATATAAAGCGAGTTTAAAAGACTCGCTTTTTCTATACGCAATTTTGGAAGAAAGGAGGTGTTTTTCAATGGCTGAAGGATTAAGACCACATCATCATCAAGAATTTGAATATCACACCATTCAATACTTCGATAAGAAAAGACACGTTATTGTTAAGAAGATACAGTATATGTGTATGATTTGCGGACGTATTCGTCATGAAAAATACGATTGCTACGTACCGCCACCTAAAAGCAAAACAAAAGCACTAGAAAGGAATAAAAGGAAATACGGCAATAGAAGCTGATATTTCCTTTTTTTGTACCCAAAAACTGAAAACAACATAGCAAGACATGAAGAAAACGAATTTTGAGGTGGGCAACTCGTAAAACTGCAACCACACAGGCTGATGCAACCAGCGTACTAAAGCGTAGTGAATGAAAGGATCTTATGAAAAGAGAATTTTTAAAAAATTTAGGATTAACAGATGAACAAGTTAATCAAATCATGACTGAAAACGGTAATGACATTGAAAAATACCGCAAAGAAGTCGAATCAAAAACAAAAGAGCTAGAAACATTGAACACAAAATATGAATCAGCTCAAAACTCCTTGAATGATGCGAATAAGCAAATCAAATCATACAAGGATATGGATATTGAAGGCATCAAGAATTCCGCTGCTGAATGGGAAAAGAAATATAAAGATGAAACTGCAGAGTTGAACAACAAATTGACTCAACAAGAAAGAGACTTTGCTACCAATTCATACTTTGCAGGAATGAACTTTACTTCTGAAAGTGCCAAACGTGGAATCATTTCTCAATTCAAGGAACAAAACTTTGAATTGAAAGACGGCAAATTCATTGGAGCGGATGAATATATCAATGGTTTAAAAGAATCGGATGCAGGAGCATTCGTTGCTGAAAAATCAAAAGATGAACCTTCATTACCAACATTTACAAAAGGTACTGCTTCTAAAGGAGCACCTGGAGGAGAAAACAATGCGAATGCATTTGGTTTCCATTTTGCAGGTGTCAGAGCAATGCCAAAAGAATAACAGATCAGGAGGAAATTAAATATGGCAGCAGTAAACTATGCACATGCATATCAACAAGCGTTAGAACAAGCTTGGCCTTGTGCGCTTTATTTCGGAGATTTATTCAATACTCCAAATAACCAAAAATATAGATGGGTCAATGCAAGAACAATTGAAATTCCAACATTAGAAACTACAGGACGTGTAGATTCAACAAGAGATACAATTGCCACTGCATCTAGAAATTACAATAACGCATGGACACCATTAACTTTAACTAATGAAAGAAAATGGTCTACATTGGTACATCCAAAAGATATTGACCAAACAAATTTGGTTGCTTCAATTGGTAATATCACTGAAACATTCAACCAAGAACAAAAATTCCCTGAAATGGATGTATATTGTGTTTCTAAAATCTATGCTGAATATCAAGAATTAGGTCAAACTCCTATTACTGATGAAATCACAGCAGCAAATATCTTAGAATATTTCGATAAGATGATGATTGCCATGGCAGAAGCACGTGTTCCATCTACAGGAAGAATCTTATACATCACACCAGTTTACAACGCAATGTTAAAACAAGCTGAAAAATTAGCTAGAACTGTCATTATTGGTGATGCTGAAAATAAATTAAACAGAACTATCGCTAACTTAGACTTGGTTAAAATCGTTGAAGTTCCATCAGAATTAATGAAAACTGTTTATGACTTCACACAAGGATATAAAGCTGCAGGTTCTGCAAAACAAATCAAAATGTTCATGGTGCATCCATTAGCAGTCATTACACCAATCAACTATGAATTTGCTAAATTGGATGAACCATCTGCAATGTCTGAAGGTAAATGGGTCTACTATGAAGAATCTCATGAAGATGTATTTGTTTTAAAGAAAAAAGTAAATGCAATCCAATTTGCAGTTGAAAAATAATAAAGAGGAGGATGATCTATGTCACAAGTAAGAAAAGGAAATAGAATCCTTACAATCGAGCCACATAGAGTTGATGACTATGTTGCTCGTGGTTATGATCATATTGATGAAGAATCTGGTGAAGTCATTAAAAAAGGTGACCCAGTTTCTTTAGCAGATTTTAAAAGAGAATATTCATCTTTAAAAGCACAAATTAAAGAAAAAGATGCAAGAATCGTTGAATTAGAAGCACAAAATGCTGAATTGACAACAAAAGTCGAAGAATTAGAAGCAGGTGCTAAAACTCCAGCAAAAGCATCTAAAGCTAAGAAAGATACAGTAGAAGAATAGTATGAAGGTTTCTTATGAATATTACGTAGATACATTCAAAGGAAAAATATGTCAGCCTGAATTTGAACCTCTTGTTGAACCAGCAATTGATTTAGTCAAGGGTTACGCTGAACAATTCATTGCACCATGGGCATTAGAAAAAAATATCGATTATTACTGTTTGGAGCTTAAACGAGCAGTATGCTATCAAATCGATTATCTTCGAGCAAATGGTGGTTTGAATGCTCTAAATGGCACAAGCGATTTGGACTTGCAAAGCGTATCAAAAGACGGATTTAATTATAGCTATGGCGATAGGGGCAACAAATTCAATGGTGTTCCTTTTTCATCCGTTTCAGCTTATATGATTAAAAGTGAATTGAGAAGAAAAGGTCTTATGTGCAGAGTGGCCAAACGATATGATTAGCTCTCCTCGTATTTTAAGACCTTTTACTGTTACTTTGATTCATAAAGTTGATGAAGATACTTTTATTCCATACGTTCTTGAAAACGTTGGCTTTGATGAAAACTATGGCATTACACAATCAAACAAGGGTATTTCTGATGCGGACAGTGTTCTTTTAACGATTGATTTGAGTGACTGTGGTGAACTTACATTTGTTGATCAGCATGAATACAAGTCAAAAAAGAATACTTTTACGATTGGAAATGAAGATTATTTTGTCTTGGATGTGGTAAAAGAAACGGACTATGATGAATTGAAAAAAACAACAAATGTCTATTCAATCAATAAATATGCCTGTTATCGCCCTCCAGGAACAAAAGACATTCAATTTATTGAGGTGTATGCTTCTTGAAGATTTCTGTTGATGTTGACTTTTCTCAAGTAAAAAAAGATTTGGAAGGGACAAAGGATAAAGCTTATCAGACTCTTAAGAATGCTGTAATAAGAGATACTGATCCTTACGTTCCTTTTTCTAATCTAGATAATCGTACTCACTTAAGAGAAACACCTGGTATTGGTGATAGTGCCAAAGAAAAGAAACAAGTCATTTACGATACTGATTATGCGCAACACGTTTATAAAGGTACAGGGATGAACTTTGACAAGTCACGCCATCCAAAGGCAACGGCCAAATGGTTTGAAAAATCAAAGAAAGCAAACATCAAGAAATGGATTAAAAGTATAGAGGACGTGTTTAGAAATGGAAAATAAATCAAATAAAAAACTGACATATGAAGAATACAACAGGGTATTGGATTGTATCTATGACTTTTGCAAGAAGTTGGATATTCAAAATGTACAAAAAAACATGTGGAAATTAGATTTCTTTACTTCAAACAAGGATGACCAAATCATGGTTCAAAGAATATCTAATCGTGCTGAAAAAATAAATGAAAACATCATAGGAGGCTATACTGCGGTATTGCCTTTTTATATTAATTTTCAATCAGGAGCTAAAACTGAAAAGAGTGTCAAAAAAATTACTGATGTTCTGGATGCATTAGCAAACCAATTTGAAATGGAAACAATGAATAAATTTGAAAACATTGTTTTTCCTGAAGATATAGTTCCACAGAAATTAGAAATGATTGCCAATCCTGGTGTTGAAACCTATGACAATGGCATTGCTAATTTTTCAGCACTGTATCAATTAACTTACTACAAGAAAGGAGCGTTTGAATAATGGCACAAACATTAAGAAATACTGTAGTAAATCGCCACGAAAACCTACACTACGTCAAATTCGATGGTGTATCAAAACCTGTATTGGCTGGTACCGGTTTAACTGATTGGACTCAAGCTGTAGATCCTTCAACCGATGACGGACAATACATTAATGAAAAGACTTCTCACTCAAATATGATGGCATATACACCATCAGTTTCTTATTCAGGAGAATTGATTCCTAATAATGAATTTGTAAGACATATCTATGAAGTCGGTAAAAAAGAAGTCATTGGTTCCATGTTTGATGAATATGAAATCGAAACATGGGCACCTGTTGAAGGTTCAACTGGATGTTTTGCAGCACATCACAGACAATATGAAATTCAACCATCTAATCCTGGTTCTGGCGAAGGTGGAGGGAAAATTGCATTGGAAGGAACTTTTGCTCAAAAAGGTGCTTCCGAACATGGCCAATACAATGTGGCTACTGGTGAATTTACTGCAGGTGAATATGACTACACAACTGGTAAATTTACAGCTGCTTCACCTCAATCAGGTGCGTCATCAACACCAGGAAGCAAATAGAAATCAAATAAGAAAGGGATTGTTACTATGATAGAAATCAAGATTCAAGAGAATTTATTCGATGTAAAAATTAAAGATCGTATTTTCAGTATCGATGCTGACAATATCGATAATCATTTGCTGATTGACAAGTTCATCAAAAAATACAGAGGCAATCGTACAATTGACGATACCTTTATTGAAGACTGTCAAGTCGTCATTGATGAATTGCTAGGAAAAGGATCATACGATTATCTTTTTGATAAGGATGATTTAAAGCCTTACTATGTAATCCTAGCTCTTGCGGAAGAAATTCAAGCCAAGTTTGATGAACACGCTACGACTGAACGCCAAAAAGAAAAGCAAGACAGAATCAAAAATGAGCTTGACAGTTTAAACTCACTTACAAAGGAATTTGGAAACCTTCAAAAGCAAATGGATTACACAAAAAACAAATACGGGTTAAAAGATTATGTTAATTCTAGACAAAAGAGATCTTCAAAAAACAATAAGAATAGAAAATCAAGAAATAGAAATAAGAACTGATTTTAGAACGTGGATTCAATTCTCTTGTATCGTTTCTGACAAGTATGTTGATGAAAATTATAAAATCCCTATGCTGTTTGATTTGGTGATTCCAAACTATGAATTGTACATGGAAAATGTTGATTCATTGGAATTACTGAAAGGAATTCTTGATTTCTACAAATGTAATAAACCAGATAAACCTGAGAAGAAACCTAATAAAAAAGTTGGGTTTCTTTTTGATTATGATATGGACCTTATCTTCGCTGCGTTCATGCAGCAGTATGGCATAAATCTATTGAGAACCAATATGCACTGGTGGGAATTCAAGGCATTGCTGAATGGTTTGAATGATGATACCAAGTTCGTTCAGGTCGTTGGATATAGAACTGCGGATCTATCAAAAATCAAGGACAAGAAGGAACGTGCAAGAATGAAAGAACTTCAAGATTATTATGCCATTCAAGAACAGGGAGACCCATTCCAAAGAACTCAGGAAGAAATCGAAGCAGAATTATTTGAATCGTTAGGAATTCCAAAAGAATAAATTAAAGGCAGGTGGTATGATGGCAGATGGTAAAGTTGTTATTGATTTAGAAATCAATGATAAAAGCGTTGATAAGAAACTCAATACAGCTGATAAAAAAGTAGATAAATTTGCTAAAGATGTATCACAAAAAGAAGCTAAGCCAAACGTTGATGCTGATACTAAAAAATTGGAAAAGAAGCTTGATGAAGCATCAAATGAGGTCGAAAGCTTTTCAAAAGAAGCTACTGACAACGCAAAAGTTGAAAGTAGTGCAAAAATGGACACTTCCAATTTTGAAAAGAGTGCCCAGACAGTAAAATCAGAAGCATCTGCGGTTGAAAAAGCTATAGATGTTGATGGTAAAGTTGATGTTGAAGATAAAGCATCATCTAAATTAGATAACGTTAAGAAAAAAGCGGATGATTTTTCAAATGAAAATATCAAGCCACCTAAAATAGACCCTCCTGACACCGATGGTTTTGAAGAAGCGCTTCAAGAAATGGAAGACAAAGTCAAATCATTCGGTGCGAAGATTGCAGGATATCTAGCCATAGGAGAAGCAATTAAACAAGGAACTGAAATTGGAAAAGAAGTCTATGCTGATTTTGAAGATTCAGTTGCACGTGTCAAAGGTGCTCTAGGAGAAACAGATGACCAAGCGAGACAGACTGCACAGGTCATTAAGGATGTTTATGAGGCTGGGCTTGGTGAAAGTATGGACCGAGTCGCTGAAGCTGTTGTTCGCATCAAACGTAACCTAGGAGAGATGGATGATGGAACCCTTAATTCCATCACACAACAAGCAATCATTCTTGAAGATACATTTGATGTAGATATGAATGAAACCCTTCGAGGTGTTAAAGGCTTGATGAAAAACTTTGGGTTAACTGCACAAGAAGCAATGGACTATATTGTCGCAGGAACTCAAGAAGGGTTGGATTGGACTGATGAACTAGGAGATAACATTTCAGAGTATTCAGGAAAGTTCTCTCAAGCGGGATATTCAGCAAGTGAATATTTCCAATTATTGAAAAATGGCTCCGATAGTGGAGCGTATAATCTCGATAAGGTAAATGATGCCATCAATGAAGTAACTACTCGTTTAGCTGATGGAACTATTGAGGGTGCTCTAGGTTCATTTTCAAGCGAAACACAAAAGACATTCAAAGCATGGCAGGATGGAAAAGCCACTCAAAAGGATGTTATCGACAGTATCGTAAGTGACATTACTAAATGTGATGATCAACAAAAAGCGTTGACTATGTCAGCTACAGCTTTCGGTACAATGGGAGAAGATGCCAATCTTACATTTGCAAAAGCGTTAAATAGTGTTGGGACTACTTTCGATGATGTTTCAGGAAAAGGGCAACAGTTTGCTGATGAAACAACGACTCCAATGCAGGAATTGGAATCAAAAGTTAGAAAGGTCAAAGATCAGCTTCAGCCTTTAGGAGATTTATTCTATGATGTAGCAGGAGTTGCACTTGATAACTTTACACCATTATCAGCTGTTATTCTTACTGTAGCAACAGCACTTGCTACTTACAAAGGAATAGTTCTTCTCACCGAAGGAGTAACTAAGGGATTAGCATTAGCGCAGAAACTATTAAATGGCGAAATGACGTTTAATCCAATCGGCCTAATTGTAGCAGCTATTGCTGCCTTGGTAGCTGGATTCATTTATTTATGGAATACAAGCGATGGTTTCAGGTCGTTCTGGATAAATCTATGGAATTCTATAACATCAACATGCGGGCCTGTGATAGATACAATCGTCTCATTCTTTACTGAATCGATACCAGGTGCAATTGACACGCTTGTAGAGACTTTCAGCAATATCGGTCAAACGATTGTTGAATTTTTTTCTGGGCTTGGAGAATCAATTGCATCATTTTTTACTGAAACGATACCGCAAGCATTTGACAGTTTCATTGAAATATTAACAGGATTTATTAGCTCAGCAATCGAATTTTTCAATCAGTTGCCATACAACATTGGCTATGCGATTGGTTCGATAATTGGTTTTATCGTTAGCTTAGGAATTAAATTCGTTGAATTTGTAACGGTTGATGTTCCAAATTTCGTAACAGGTTTTATTTCTTGGATTGCTCAATTACCTGGCCAAATATGGACATACATAACTGATATCATAGGAAAAGTAGCTGAGTTTGCTTTGAATTTGATTTCCAAAGGATATGAAGCAGGGTCAAACTTTGTATCAAGCATCATCAGCTTTGTTACGGGATTACCTGGGCAAATTTGGAGCGTATTGTCAAATGCTATTGGAAAGGTTGCTGAGTTCGTTGTCAAGATGGGTTCAAAAGGTATTGAAGCAGCCAAATCACTATGGAATGGTATTGTTGATACTCTTGTTGGATTGCCTGGTAAAATGGCAGATATTGGTAAAAATATCGTGGAAGGTATCTGGAACGGTATCAAGAATGCAAAAGACTGGTTGCTTAGCAAGATTGGCGATTTTGCAAATGGTGTTGTAGATGGTATCAAAGGATTCTTTGGCATTCATTCACCTTCAAAAGTCATGAGAGATGCCATTGGTAAATTCTTACCACCAGGTATTGCGGTAGGTTTTGAAGTGGCCATGCCAAAAGCTCAAAAATCTATGAACAAAGAACTTGAAAAAATGACAAGTGATTTGAATGGTATCATAAACTTCAATTTGGATGATATCGAACTGAAAACAAATCTTGATATCGCAAGACAAACAGCATTTGAAAGCAATGTCACAAATGAATTAAAAATTGATTATGATAAGATGGGAAATTCAACTGCTAAAGCAATTAAAAACAGTGGAATGTCTTTCAAAGTAGACAAGCGTGAATTTGCCAGAATTATTTAGAAAGGAGCATTTATGAAAGTATATTATGTCAATTCAAACAATGAGCAAATAGATTTGTTAAGTGCTCCTTATCATATTGAAGAAACTGACTTTTTTAACTTTGAGTGGTCATATGAAACTGAAAATAGAAGGGTCACACGCTTTTATCGTGATGTCGAAACGAAAAAGGTTAGTGTAGATATCTTTAGCCAAAATCAAAAAGACTTCTACAGTGCTCTAAATAGACTCGTTGAGATATTTGATGTAGATAATGTAAGCAATGTCAAAGGAAAACTCTTCTATAATGACTACTATATAGAGTGCAATATCTTTAAAAACCAAAAAGACATGAAGTCATATATTCTTCCATACGCAAAGGTAGATTTAACTCTGGTAACTGATTCAACTAAATGGATCAAGGAAGATACCTACCATTTTTACAGCAGTGGTGAAAGAAGAAAAGCTGGAACAAAGAAGTATTCCTATAAATATCCTTATGTCTATGGTGCGAGCGAAGGACAAATGACAGTCAGAAATAATGGAGTCGTTGAAAATGATATTTTATTAAGAATATATGGTCCAGCACAAGACCCAGCCATTAAAATAGGAGACAACCTTTATCAAATCAATACGACGCTTGAAGCAAATGAAAGACTTGAAATCGATACAATGAAAAAGAAAGCTGTAAAAATCACAGCACACGGTGATGAAATCAATGTTTTTAATGACAGGAACAAAGACAACAGATTGTATGTTCCCATCCCACCTGGTACAACTATCGTTGTTTGGAATAACTCCTTTTCATTTGATATCGTTGTCTATGATGCAAGAAGCGAGCCAAAATGGGAGAGTGATGAATGATGATGGAGTTCATCTACACGGATCCTAACGGAAATGAGCAAGGGCCTTTATTAAATTGCAGCCTAGACTTAGAAATTGGAACATATGACAAAGCCAAAAATGACTTTGAAATAACTGTTTCAACGGACAGCTGGGACCGCAAATTGACATATGACAGCAGATTCTATTGTGTCGGTACCGAATTTGGTGGGATAGTAAAAAGTATCGAAATAGATACTGAAGCTGAAGAAGTGAAAATAGGTGGCATATGCCCAAGAAAATTGCTAGCAAATGATATTATTCAGCCTAAAAAAAGAACTGATGAATACTATGAATTCATAGGTGAAGCAAACGAATGCATTCGAGAATATATCAATTCATCAACTGATTTTTTCAATTATATTGAAAATAAATCTAAATCAGTAAGTTTAAAAAAGAAACTGGCTGATTTTTTTGTTGTTTCACAAAAAGATAGTGGAATAACCATTAATTATCAAGCGCGTTATTACAACACACTACAGGCATTTGAAACAATGCTAAATGATGCAAATGCCAAGCTTAGACTTATTTGGAATAAAAATGGACAGATTGAACTTTCAGTTGAACCAATTATCAATTACTCCGAAAGCCTCCAATTCGACAATGATTACAATCTGCAAATTATCGCTAAAAAAGATATAAATCAATGTAATCATTGTATTGGATTAGGCAAAGGCGATTTGCAAGAAAGGCAGGTTGTTCATGTCTTTAAAATCAATGATCAATACTTAGAACTGAGTGAAATTGATGATGACTCTATGATTCCAAGTGAACTGAATACAATGACATATGACTATTCAAATGTTGAAAGCATTCAAGAATTGATAGATGGAACCAAAACAAAATTAAAAGAAGCACAGACTGATAACTCGTTAGAAATCACATTTGATAATTTATCTCCTGAAATTGGTGATATCGTAGGCGCAAAAGAATACATAACAGGTATTTCTATGCAAAAGCCTATTGTTCAAAAGATAGTCAAATGTACGTTTGAAAAAGACTATACAGACTGTGACATTGATTACAAGGTAGGTGATTAGATGGCAAGTTCAAGTGATGCAGTTGAGGCAATTACATTGACAGGAAAAGAAGTATCTGCAAGTATCGATGCATATTTGTTTGATGCTCTATATTCAGTTGATGGTATTTTTACAAAAGGCAATCAAATGGAAGCTTCTATTGTCAGCAATAATAAAATAAGGATTGCTGATGGATTGCTGATCAACCAAGGACATTTTCTTAGAATCAAACCAGGAATGTATTGCGATGTGCCAATTGAAAATGGTACTAAAAACATGAAACGTTGCGATTGTATCGTTGCTCAATTTAAAATTGACGAGAACGGAGAATCACACGATATTGTTGTCATCCAAGGTACACCTGGAGAACAAGAAACAGTTCCGTCATTAACAAAAGATGATCTTGAAAACGGTGGTGCTTTACGTCAAATTGAATTGTTCAGAGTTCATTTGAATGGAATCAATATTTCAGGTGTCGATAGAATTGCTAGGACAGTCAATTCATTTAGTGATGCAATCTTTTACAAGGGTTAACATATGAGAATTATTGAAATCTATCTGAATGAAAATCAATCACATTCATGTACTAGAAATATCTTCTATGCTGGAAGAAAGTATGATAGCAACAATACAGCTGTCAAATTCACCAACAAAAATCTATTCATTGATGGCTGGAACTTCTACTTGAAAGTAGATATGGACGATGAAGTAACTGAAATACCATTACTTCAAAATCTGTTTATCATTGGAGAAAATCTTACTCAAATAGCAGGGGTATTAACCTGTACATTGATTGGCAGAAACAGTGATAATAATTCTACTAAGACATTTGAACCATTTAGATTGAAAATCGAAGATGTCGAATATGATCAGGATGATAAGGAACAACAACCAATGGATCCAAACATGAAGTTGCTGTATGAACAATTAATTAATTTAAAACAAGAATTACAACAAAAAGAACTTGCGACTCTTCCTGCAGGTGGTAATAAAGACCAAGTATTGCAAAAAGCAAGCAATATCGATTATGACTTTGCATGGAAAGATATGCAGGGAACAGCCACAGAAATGTCTGATGATGAATTAGACAATATGTGGAAAGAAGTATTTGAATAAAAAAATAAATAGAAGGAGAGATATATTATGAGTTTTGTAACTGATTCAATTTTAAAAACAGTCCTAGGAAAAATTAAAGCTTGGGGAGAAGGGAAATTTGTAGCAAAAGAAACTGGTAAAGGTCTATCTACAAATGACTATACAAATGCTGATAAAACAAAATTAAACGGTGTTGCTACTGGTGCTCAAGCAAACAAAATTGAAAGCGTAAAAGTAAATGGTACAGCTTTAACTCCTGATTCATCGAAAGCTGTAAATGTAGATTTATCTGCTTATGCAAAATCAGCTGATGTAACAAAAGAAATTGCTTCAGCAGTTTCAGGGGTAACTCAAATCGATTACTCGGTCGTTGAAACATTACCTTCAACAGGTAAAAAAAGTATTATCTATTTAGTTGCTAATAGTGATTCTGGTAATAATATCTATGATGAATACATCTATATCAATTCTAAATTTGAAAAATTAGGTTCGAGAGAAATGGATCTAAGCTCTTATGCTAAAAAGACAGATATCCCAACAAAAGTATCATCATTAACAAATGATTCAGGATATCAAACTGCAGCACAAGTAACTTCAGCTATCAATACTAAATTAGTAGTAATGGCTGATGCTGAATTAAATGCAATGTGGACTGAAGTATTTGGAGCATAATCAACTAGGAGGTCTTATATATGAAAGATTTCTTTAAGAGAGTTTTGTTTTCAAATGTAAGTGAGCACGCATCTTCAACAACTGTTTCAGCAAATTCCAGCAAGTTTCTAACAAGTGATATTTTGAAAACTTTTATGACAAAGTTAAAAGATACATTTGCTTTGAAATCACAATTAACATCATTGCAAAAGCAAGTTGGACAGCTTGAAAAAACAGTCAGTGAATTAGAAACTGATTTAAAAGATGCAGTATATTACAAAGAGTAGATTGATTTCTGCTCTTTTTTAGTTATTAAAAATATAAATAAAGATTGGTGGTGACAATAACTATGCCAAAACTTATTGATAAAGATGGGAAAGAATTGCTTAATTTACAAATGTCCGCTGACGAACATTGGACTGGAAAGTACTGGATTGATGGCAAGAAAATCTATGAAAAAATTATTACATGGACTGGTCTAAGCGTTGGAGTAAGCACAATCAATCATTCAATCAATAATTTAAATGAGTTTATTGATTATGAAGTCACATGTACAAATGGAGAAGATCTCTATAGATTCCCAGTTGTTTATTATTCTGGTGGTAATACAGGAAGATTCTATGCGACATATTTCATTTTGAATGTAGATAACATTCGTTTTGCTAACAATTACAGCTGGTCAAATTATAAATTTAAAGCAATTATTCGTTATACAAAAAAATAAAACTATCTGGAAAGGGTGATTGAATTGAAAGTTAAAAAATATGATTTTAATCAGTGGGTAAAAGCTGCCGGTATTAGAGCGGTCAAAACGGTAGCTCAAACCGCTGTAGCATTAATTGGAACATCTACTGTCATGAATGAAGTCAATTGGGCAATGATCATCAGTGCTAGTTGTCTATCTGGTGTTGTTTCTATTCTAACAAGCGTTGCAGGACTTCCAGAGTTGGAAGAAATTGTAGATGAAAGTTAGGAGTGAAATCATATGACAGAAGCAGTTACAGTTGCTTTGATTTCTGGTCTATGTGTAGCTGTGCCTAGTGTAATCACTACAATGTTTTCAAACAATAAAGCTAATACATTAATGAATTATCGTATTGATGAGCTGACAAAAAAAGTTGAAAAGCACAATAACGTAGTTGAACGTATGGCGCTTCAAGAGCGTGAAACTAAAGCAATATGGAAAAGAATTGATGAAATCAAAGAGGAATTAGAGAAAGAGAGTGAATAGCTCTCTTTTTATTTAAAAAAAGGAGGAAATAGCATATGAGTTATGTTATGAAAGAACATTTAGCGAATAAAGCTAATTATGGTTCAAAAAGAGATTTATCAAAAATTAAATATTTAGTCATTCATTATACAAGTAATGATGGAGATAGTGATGAAGCAAATGGAAAATATTTTGCTAACAACGTAGTTAAAGCTTCTGCCCATTACTTTGTTGATGATGATTCAGTTACACATTCAGTTCCAGATGATTACGTAGCTTATAGTGTTGGTGGTAAGTGTCAATCGGCTCATCATCCAATGTATCAAATCATCACTAACAGTAATTCATTGTCGATAGAAATGTGTGATTCCAATAAAAATGGTGTTGTTGAAATTACCGATAAGACATTAGAAAATGTATATGCATTAGCACGTGCGTTGATGAAAAAATATAACATTGATATTGATCATGTCGTACGTCACTACGATGTTAATGGTAAGTTATGTCCTAACTGTAATGGATTGTTAAATGACAGCACATGGCAAACATTCAAGAATAACATTGTTAACTCTACAACTGGAGCATTAGGTACAGGTACTGTAGTTCCATCTGCAGCTAAAAATGACAACTTAGATAGTTTGATTGCTAGAGGACAACAACACTCAATTAACTTCACAGGACATAGTATCGCTACTGATGGTGCTTATGGTCCTAAGACTCGAGCAAATATTGCTAGATGCTTCCAACATGCCATTAATTTGGACTATGGTAAAAACTTAAAAGTTGATGGTGCTTTTGGCAAAAACAGTAAATTTGCTTTAGGTAAACACTATGTAAAACGTAAAGAAACTCAATACCTTGTTACTGCAGTTGAAATCGCTTTAATGTGTCGAGGATACGATGTTGGCGGTGTCGAATGCCCAGGTAAATTTGGAAGTGGCTTAGAAGCAGCAGTAAAACAATTCCAATCAGACAGAGGATTAAAAGTTGATGGAATCGCAGGAAGAAACACTATTTTGAAATTAATGGGTGTTTAGAATGAAAAAATTAAAAATCATCATTATTATATTACTTTTATTGATTATTTGTTTACTTGCTAAAAATACTCAATATCATTCTCAAATTATCGAAAAAGATAATCAAATTGAGAAATTAAAACAAGAAAATTTGAAATATCAATATCAAATTGAAGAAATGAATGAGCAATGGGGAGTTTACAGCAAATAATTAAATAGTATAATTAAAGTTGTAAAAATTTAATTGTATTATAACCAATCCATACTTTGGTTAAATAATTCGACGTCAAAAAAACAATTGAATATTTTACATTAAAAAAGCCTACTCAATCAAGAGTAGGTTTTTTATTTATTCATATTCGTATTCGTTTTCAATGATAACATCTACACGTTTCATAATTACATCAGCAACAGCATCATCTTTTAAAAGTAATTTGAAATCAACTTTTAATTTGAAAAAATCTAGCAAAACGATGTATGCGTAAGCATTGGCATCTACTTCTTCGCTTTGAAGATTATACTCTCTTATAGAAAGCTTATCGCTAGTTTTATAATTATCAAAATCAAAGACATGTGTATCGATTTGATATTTATGTCTTAATTCATGCGCGATAGCAAATGCCATATCAACATCACCGTATTCATATTTGGTTCTTAAATACAGAATTGATTTTTCATTTTCATAAGCCAATGTAGCTAGTTGAGTACCTTGATTGAATTTTTTATCATCTGTAACTATACTATCAGGTATAGAGATACATAGATCCTCACATACTTCTTTGATAAATTCTAATATTCCATTCATTATTTTTCCTCCTTCAAATTATAAATTTTATTGTATAATTCCTCTATAGTTAGATTTAAAGCTTCAGAAATTTTCATTCCATTTTCCACTGATGTGCTTTTAAATTCTGTATTGCCTTTAATAATATCCACCAGAGTTGAGCGAGAAATTCCTGTTTCTCTAACAAGTTGAGCAATTGTTTTATCAGTTAAATCCAATAGTTTCATTATTATCATCCTTTCTAATTGATTTCAATTTTTGCGTAACTATCATCATATGATACGTCACCCCACTCTTCATCCCAGTAAGAACCAGTGTCGTGATCGCTGAATCTGATACATAATTCTTTTAAATCTTCTAGCTCTTCATCATCCATATCTTCATAGTAATCGGCATCGTCAGTTTCATTCATAACCATTTCCATGTTCCTTTGAGTGTATGGAATATATAGATATGTGCTGATTGATTTTCTAGAAGTTTCAATTCTATAATTTTCAAGATTGAAATCTTTAACTAACATATTTATTTTCTTTTCAATATGTCTTAATTTTGATTGAGCATCAGCAAGTTGATCATCATATTTTCTATAGTCATTTATTGCTTTATCAGTATCATCAGGAAGACATTCTTCATAATAAAACAAAAAATTAATTGCATCTTCAACTTCACCTTCATCAAATCTATAATTTCGACCGTATTCTTCGCAATCTTCATTTTCTTCAAAATCGATATCTTCATCTTCTGCTGCTTCATCTTTCATTTCGAAGTAGTTTTCAATATCCCAATTTGCAGTAGAAATAATATTTTCAACTGCATTTTTTTTAAAAAAAAGTAAATCTTCAATATAATTATGTTCCATTTTTCTTCACCTCTTTTTTTTAATCTTCTACAGCACTTTCTAATAAATATTGAGCAATTTCATATTCATTGTTGAAAATTGCTTGAACAGCAGTTACTATTTTATCAACGTAAGTACCAGCTTGATTGTAGAAACTTTTTTTATAATAAACATCAGCTAGATCGTAAACAGCAGAGATAACTTCTTTGCTGACATGAATTTTACCTTGTTTGTTACAAGCAAAGACAACGTTTGCTTGTTTTCTTGTGATTCCAATTGATACGTTTCTTCCTTCTTTTAAACATTTATGTACCATTTCATTTGCGAAGTCATGTGCTCTTTGTTCTAGTGTGTTCATTTTCTTTTACCTATGTCCTTTGGACTACCTTTCTTATTACACTTATATTATATAACGGTATACCGTTAAAGTCAATATAAAAATAGCGGTTTATCGTTATTTTTTATATTATAGACATCATAAATGCACAAATTCACATGCACATTCAATTAGTTAACAGAAAAAGCAAATGTAATATTATCTATTCTTCAAAAAAATCTACAACTTTATTTTATTAACCAAACAGAAAGACCTACTCATTGATTTGAGTAGGTTCTTTTTTTATGTGTTTTTTCAAATTTTTCTATCCTTATTATATATAGGGGATTATTTCAATAAAAGTTGTGGAATAACACGATATGAAACAGTATAAAATGGTACGAGCTAAAAAAATATTTTTTAAAATTGTTCTAAAAACTTGTACCATTTTAGGAATGGTTTCATGTGTAATGTTTATAATTTGGTGTTGCCAAACATTTTTAAAATAAAAGTTCTCCTATTAACTAGGGAACTTTTTAATTTATAAATTCATTCAGTACCTCAATATCATCATTAATCAAAGTATCTTGCATTATTAAGATATCTAGTACTCTATCAAGTGTTGTCTCAAAAAAATGAGATTGAGCTGGGTACGCATTACATAATGCAACATCAAAATCATTAAATATGATAATGTTGTTGATTTCCGCGTAGTAAATAAAAGCAGGGCAATCATGATCATAATAATCTATCATCATTACGCATTCTTTTATCATGTCATCACATTCGTAATTTGCATACACATTTAATCTTTTGCTAAAATCTCTATCTATGTATTTTTTAATATAATTGTAAACATTATTAAGTGCCATATAACTCCTCCCGACCTTTTATAGCTTACAACCAACTCATGAAAAATGAAATCAATAACGACCCAAATGCTTTTTAAAACGACTGAAAAAATATTATTAATTCCGCAATTTGAAATAAAAATGCGGAGTATATGCGTAATTGAGTGAAAAATGAGCTCCATTATTAAATACACAGCTAGTAATATCAATACTTTTGAGAGATTGAAAACTAAAAATGCCCGATTTCGATTTCGTATCGGGCACGTTAAAACATACTTTTTTATATAATTTTATATTGTAATAGAAAAATGTGGAGAAATCGCTCTCCACATATACATTTTATTTTATATTTCTTTATACCTTTTTATACTTCTTTATTTTAAAGTTGCGGAATAATTGCGTAATCAGCTATTACTGCGGAATGTATTTTCGAGTTTTTTTCTCTGAAAAGAAATCATTTATAACACCATCAAAAATATCTACTGCTTCATCATCCATTTCAGGAGTGAATGTTACATATCTATCTAAGGTTACTTGAACTGAGGCATGACCAAGTCTTCTTGATACTGCTTTGACATTTGTTCCAGCTTCTAGTGCTTTAGTTGCATAGAAGTGTCTCAATGTATGAAATCTAAATTCCTTGTTGTATGGTTTAAGCTTCTTTTGGATATTTCTTCTAACGTAGCTAGGTCGCTTTAGATAACCTTTTGAATCACTACATACATATTTACCCCCTCCAAATGTTTTACCGTAGAGAAGGGCAAATTTATCCAAATTAGACTTATACTTTTTTAACATTTCTATCAAATCATTAGAAACTTTAATATTTCTAATCGATGTAGGGGTTTTGGTTGCAATTTCATGAATACCACCAATTTCACTTATTTGCTTATTGATATCTAATGTGCGCTTTTCAAAATCAACATCATCCCATGTTAAACCAAATATTTCAGAGCATCGTGCACCAGTGTAAAGAGCAATGTAGAAAGAAATGTATTCTGGATCAGTTTCATGGAATAGGGTAGGAATTAGCCTCAAGGTATCTTCATCTGGCAATTCATAATTTAAACATTTATCTTTTTTATATTTTTTCTTCCTGATATAGAGATATGGATTATTAGCTATAAATCCTTGATCAAATGCTAAACGAAGCATTTGTCCTAAAACGATATGAACATTTTTCATAATGTATTTAGTTAGGCGTTCAGATGCTTCTGTAATAAAGTTTTGAACCACCATGACATTTACATCTTTTAAATATAAATGTCCTAAACAAGGCTTAATATGATTGTTGTATACACCTGTATATCCATGCATTGTATTTTCTTTTAATGATTTGTTTATTGCTTCATTTTTCAACCAATAATCATACAGTTCGTTTACAGTCATTTTATTTTGAAGATTCTGATAGCCCATTCGATTATACGCATCAAGCTTGATTTTTAAATTTTCTTTTGCTTCTTTTAAAGTTGGTCCATAGGCATAAATTCTTTTAGGATTCCCGTTTTCATTTTTACCAACAACTTCATTCACTTCATATGTATATTTACCATCTTTTTTCTTGATTTTTCTGGCTTTAGCCATAAATCACGTCTCCTTTCGTATAATAAAACGCCTATAGACATAAACAGGCGTAATATATTTAATTAAGTTTCAATGCTTTTTCTTTTTCAAAAGCTATAATCATTTCAGTTATATCAATCATATCTTCAGGACTGATAGTATGATCAACAGCAAATATAGAATTTTCATAGATATCTATGTATTCATCTAACAAAGTAGGGCAGTTATCGTAAATGTAATCAAGGTTTTTATCATGGTCAGTTTTCTTCATTTACAAATTCCTCCCTATCTATAATTTGAATTAATGGTACATATTAGCTATACTTATATCAAAGGTGGATGATAAAAGTATGAAAAATGTTAAATTTATAAAAGATATTTTTAAATATGCTATAAAAGCATACTTAAAATTTATTACTATGAAACCTGAATGGTATGTTTTAAGTTTGTGTTTTATTTGTATAGCATATGAATTAAAATCATTAAGTCTGTTTTTCTGGAATCTATTATTAATGGGTATAATGATGAGAAAAACTATTTCTTAGCTTTCTTGATTGAATTATTCATTTTTCTAAACCGCTTTTATATAGACATTTATTGCCTTTTTGTTTTTATTGCCAAAATAAATATCAGTAACTTTCCAGCCTGAAAGCCATTCATCGTCTCCTTTATTAACTTCATCGGTACAACTATAATGATTAGTTTGATAAGCGAATGTTGCAGTGTATCCTAGTTCTTTAATTTTTGGAAGAAGTTCGGTCAACATCTTTCCTTCATAGGAATATAATTCGTTTCTTTCATTCTTAATTATCTGTTTTTGAGCTGATTCTTTCTTTTCTTCTTCGTCTTTTTTATAAACGTAATCAATATGATCTTTTAGATTGACTTTGATTTCTTTTTCGTATTTATCAGTGGATCCTTGAGTGTATAGAGTTACGTTAGCATCTGATTGATTAGTGTCATCTCCAAACTCAATTTTTAAAGTGAATTTATCACCATCTAAATTGAATTTTTGATCATTGATAGTATAGTTATCACTTTTAGCTTGTAAAGTCATCGTACTATTGCCGTCGGTATCTAATTTACCTTTAATTTCTACTGTTCCTAATTCATCGGCTTTATATTTTTTCTTGGATAGTTGAACAACATCATCTGCTGTCTTTCCTCCACAGCCAACTAAAAGAAAACTTGTCACAAGTGATGTTATTGCAATTTTTTTAATTTTCATTTTATATTTCCTCCTAAATATTATCTTTTAACGAATACCAAACCTTTAATGGTATTCCTTTTTCTTTTACAATAAATTCAATATTTTCAATATCTTTTATATTATGTAGTTCTTCATACATCAGTAATCTAATAGCAAATTCATTTGCTTCTCTTTCTAAACGAGTTTTATAGACTCGCCTTAGAAAATTAAAACTGATGTCCTTATCAAAATGCAGAACGTAGTGTCCTAACTCGTGTGCTATTAAAAAAATTTCATAAGCACAATCTAAATCATTTCTTACAAATATGTATCCTTTAGAGTCAACAATCATCAGCCTTGAATCTAAAGTTTTTGCTTTGAAATCTTGATGCTGGATAGATATATCCAAGTGATCAGCAATTTCTTTTACATTTGATGTTTTAAATTCATTCAATAAATCATTAAGTTTATTTTCTACGTTCACTCATAAGCACACTCCCTTAATTAATATTATTTGTGCTTTCTAGATATAATCTTCAACATATCAGCAATATCACCTGCCATTTCCATGATTTCATCATCAGACATATTTTCTAAATCATACCCACCAAAATCGGCTACCATTTCTTGTTTTAAAATGAAGCTTAAGGCTTCTTGTGGGGTAGAGAAAGATATGTTTGATTTAGATGTATTTTCCTTTGGTTTGTCGTAAATAGACATATCACTATCAACATCAGTTCTACACATTATGTAATCAAGTGTTACATTGAAGAAATTTGCAATTTTTACCATTTTGTCAATTTCAGGTGTTCGCTTATTGTTTACATATTGAGAGACTGTTGCTTCAGAATCTGAATAACCATACTTTTCATTAAATTTTTCCACAAATTCTTTTTGCGAAAGTCCATTCTTTTTTATTAATTTTTTTATTCTATCTCCCGGTCTATCATAATTCATTTTTAAGCCTCCTAAACAATCTTTTTCTTATATTAAAATTAACATTTTTTATAATAAAAGTAAAAAAGATTAGAGCAAACTTAACAAATATTATAATTTATTATTGACTTTCAATTTGCGTTAAGTTACTATAGTAATGTAAAGTTAACGCAAACGCAAAGAGAGGTGAAACGATGAATGCAAAAATTAACACAAGGAAAATTAAAGCAAGACGTGTTGAGTTAGACATCAAGCAAAAACAGATGTCTGAAATGCTTAAATGCTCCACGGTTACTTATTCTAAAAAGGAACGTGGCATTGTAGATTTTGAAGGCAAGGAATTACTTATGGTTTCTCAGGTATTAAAGATACCAATGGAGGAACTATATATTTTACCCAATACTTAACGCAAACGTTAATTTTCTATCAAGCACAAACATATTTTAACTGATATTTAATAAAGTTTCCTAAAAAGACACTCTATTAAATACAAACATTTGGAGTTTAAAGAAAGGAGGAATAAATTATGAAAGAAAAAACTTGGGCGCAGTGTTTAAAAGAAAAAAGAATGAAAGTGTTAAACACAATCACACCTGTGTTAAGACCATTTGGAATTACCAAAGTTGACTATGAAATTAATTTAGAAACTTATCAAGAAACATTAGTCATTGATGATACAAAGATTGGATGTACTTGCAACAGTATAGAAGCTATCTTGCGAGAAGTCATTGGATATCTTTTTATCAAGATATGGGTTCCGTCGTCAAGAATATTGAGATACGACCCATGCGTGGAACACCGCATTGAATTGATTACACATTATTGGGTTAAGGAGGAAAGATAACAAATGGCAAGAGAATTGTATGGTCCACTGTTTTCAGTTAAAAAAGCAGCATCCTATTTAGGAATTGGAATTAACAGAACGTATGACTTAGTAAAAAGTAACAAGCTAAGACATATTCCAGATAAGAACGGTTCTTTGATTGCTAAAAGTGTTCTTGATGATTACATCGAAGAACAGTATCAAAAGAACATAAGTTCTTAAAAATTAAATAAGTAATTACTGGTCATCAAGGAGCCAATCTCAAAGGCTTCCGATAACAAAATAGCATTGATGATTTACTAACTACAGACATAAAAAAGAACTAATACCATACAAGTTTTTATTTAAGAGGTTGGTTCCTTGATGGCTAGTAATGGAAAGGAAAAGAAAATTTATGAGTAAAAATTCATTAATTATCATCTGCTGTATTTTGTTTGTTGTCATTGCAGTTTTAGTACACATGTTAAAGGAATTCAAATGGTATCAAAAATCCTACTATGAATTGGCAAATAAGATTGCCAAAGATAGAAGAGATAGAAAAATGCTGGTTCGTGCGGATAGAGAAATGATCAAGAGTGAAATAGATAAAAAATTTCTAGCAATTCTTAGAATTTCTCAAAGAGAGGATTATCCAAGAAATCGTTTTGAGTTGGGCTATGAATCAGGAAGATTTGAAGTAGAAGTCAAAAACTTATTTCTATCAGGTGGACTTACAACACATGAGGAAAAGTTTCTTAAAAAATGTGAATACATTGCAATGTTTGAAGTGAACGAAAAGGAGGTGTGATTTATGAAACTATCAGCAAGAGGTTTGGCCACGATTATTGTTATCGGTTGTTTTATCGCTAACTGTTTAGCAATCTTGGTCAGGAGTATATAAAAAAGGTGCCTATATCTAGGCACACAACATAGCAATTAAATTTTAAGTTATCCAAGGAGAAAAAGCAATATGAAAATAAAAAAAAGAACATATTTTCTTATTTCAATATTAGTGATGTTTTGTGTCCTTGCTCCAGTCTGTTATTACCAAAACAAATTGGATGCTTATGAAACAAAGATTCAACAACAAAAGGGAAAGATTTCTCTTTTGGAAGATTATTACAGTGATGCGTTATCTGATAAGAATCGCTTTGAAGATTTATATGACAGTGTTCAAGAAGATAACAAGTATCTCATAGCTCAATTAGAAGAGCTTCAAAAATGAAGAGCTCTTGGCCAATTTACTGTTACTTACTATTGGCCTGGAGAAGATATTTACGGTCGTTTAACTTCTACAGGTGCTATTGCTGAAGAGGGAAGAACTATTGCAGTAGATCCTTCAATTATTCCGTATGGTTCCATAGTTTTGATCAATGGCAATGAATATGTAGCTCAAGACTGCGGAGGTGCAATAAAGGGCAACAAGATAGATATCTTTGTTGACAGTCCAAAAATGCAAAAGTACACAGTAGAAATCTATATAAAAAGAGAGGAATAGAATATGACAAAAAAAGATTTAGAAGACATTATCCAAACAGCTAAAGCTGCAGGTGCAAATGTCAAAGTTGTTCAAGTTGGTTCAGCAGAAAATGAACCTGTAGAAAGACCAACAATTCCATTATTTAAATTAGAAGTTGGAATCAAAAAAGAAGGTGATGAACTTAAAGTTATGCCAACTGATGATTGGTGTTTCTTAGGAAGTATTTTTCTAGAAATGGCACCGATTGATATTGACATTGAAAAGGTCAAAGAAATGTTTACACCAGCAAAAAATGCTTTCAATCATTGCTGTAATGAACTGAATAGCTACATCCAAGAACAATATAAAGGGGCGTTAGAAGATGAAAAAGAAAGAATTAGAAGAAAGAGTTGCTGATTTAGAGAGTTCAATCGTTTGCATGGAATGTAAGGATCATCTAGACAGTGATGATTATCTTCAACTTGGTTATCTCAATCAGGAATTAGCACAATGCAAAAAGGATCTAGAAAATGGAAACTACGAACTATGAGGAGTTTTTTCCTAATTGTAATGTCGATTATGTAAAAGATGAAAAACATTGGCATCAATTAAGAGGTAAAGGAATCGGTGGTTCTGATGCAGGAATTGTAATGAATGTCAATAATTACAAGACTCCTTATGAATTGTGGGAGGAAAAGACAGGTGCTAAAAAGCCTGTATTTCAAACGAGTGAAGCAATCGAAAAAGGAAATGCATTGGAACCTATCCTCATTGAATTGTTTGGTGTTCTTTATAAAAACAAGTTTGGATTGATTGATACGAAAGATATCAGCTTGTCAAACAAGAAATATCCATTTTTAAGAGCAAATCTTGATGGAGCAATGATTGAAATTGCAACCAAAGAAAAATGGGGATTGGAAATCAAATCAACCACTATTCAAAACAGTGCAATGTTAAGAGAATGGGCTAATGATCATATTCCAATTACTTATTATTTTCAAGTCCTGCATTACATGATAACCACTGGATTAAGGCATTTTGTCTTATATGCAATTCTTGATATTCCGTGGGCAAATAATGGTGCAGGGAAGCAAGAAACAAGAGTTGTTTATCTTCACTATGATGATTTGGTGCTAGATGCAAAATATCTATTTAAAACGGAGTTGTGGTACTGGAACTTAATCGAAACACAAACACCACCACCGTTTTTAGAAAACAGGAATAAGGAATTAAAAGAAGTCAGTTAGAAAGGAGAGCCTATATGAACGAAATTCAAATTAAATATGAAAACAATCAAATGCTAGTAAGTAGCTTAGAGATTGCTAAAAATTTTGGTAAAGAACACAAAAATGTGTTGCAAACAATTGGAAATCTCGTAGCTGAAAATTCAGCCACGAAATCAATGATATATGAAACTTCTTATGAAAATAGAGGTAGACAATATCCTATGTATTTAATGAATAGAGATGGTTTCAGCTTATTGGTTATGGGATTCACAGGAAAGGAAGCTCTTGATTGGAAAGTTAAATATATTGAGGCATTCAATGAAATGGAGAAAAAATTAAATGATCCTGAATTTTTAGTTCAACGTTCAATGGATTATTTAAAAAGTCGATGTGATGCATTGTTACTAGAAAATAAAGAATTGAAACCTAAAGCTCTATTTGCTGATGCAGTAAGTGCCAGCAATGAATCAATCTTGATTGGTCAGTTGGCAAAGCTTATCAGACAAAATGGCTATGAGATTGGTCAAAATCGTTTGTTTGAGTGGATGAGAGAAAACGAATATCTAATTAAAAAGGGTGAACGTTACAATCAGCCTACTCAAAAATCAATGGATCTTGGATTGTTTGAAGTCAAAGAAAGAACAATTACTAATCCAGATGGAAGTACAAGAATTACATTGACTACTAAAGTAACAGGTAAAGGTCAAGTGTATTTCATAAATAAGTTTTTATCGTAGAAGGGAGAAGGAAAAAAAATGAATGAGTTTCAAACAGGGCTACTCAATGAATTGGTAGCTGTAAAAATTACAACCAAAGAAGAATTTGAAAAAGTAATCAATTTCTTATCAATCAATAACTGCTTTCTTGTGAATGGAGAACCAGTTGTAAAGCTAACATATCCAGGAGATAAAGCATTTGTCATTTTAAAACAAGACAATGCAATCTTCTGGCAACCAGCTAATCAAGTGTTAGATGAACGTTATAAAGTTGTCAGCGTTATCGAATTCTTCAGACCAACTAAAGAAGAAAAGGTCGTTGAGGCCAAAGCTGAAGTTATTGAAGAACACGTTGACATTGATGAAAAACACCTTTCATTAGAAGTTCAAAAAAGACCAGCAAATGAAGCGATTGTCTCAAATATTGATGAAATGGTCAAATTGATTCCAGCAATTGAAGCTAAAAAAGGTGTGGTTGTAGATGAAACGAACTACAAAGATTTTGTTAAAGCTAAAACTGGAATGGTTCCATTATATCGTTCGTATGCTAAAAAAATAGAAAATGAAAGAAAAGCAGTCAAAAAAGCATACATTGAGCCTTATCAAGAATTTGAAGCAAAGGTAAATAAAGTTGTTAAAACTTTAAATGATACTGCAAGTGTTGTGGCTGAAAATGTGGATGTATTTGTTCAAAAGCAAAAAGAAGCTCTTAGAAAAGAACGTCAAGCAGCTATTGATCAACTAAAAGAAGTATTGATTTCTAGAAAGATGATTTCAAAGGAATATGCTGATCAGTTCGTTTTTGATGAAAAATGGCTTAACGCTTCAACATCCAAAAAGAAATTTGAAGAACAAGTTGAAGCACAATTCAATGCTTTAATGGAAAAAGAAAAGAATGACAAATTAAACCTTGAAATGATTGAAAAAACAATCACCAATGCATGTCTTATCGCAAATGTTGATGAAAAACTCATTTCAAGAGAAAAATATCAAGCTCTTTTGAATACTGAGGGATTACCAAAAGTAACCGAAATGATTACTGATGAAGTAGACAACATCAAAAAGCAATCACAAGCGGTTGCTCAACAAAAAGAAGCAGAACTTCAACATCAAAAGGAAGAGTTTGAAAAGAAACAAAAAGAAGCAGAACTTCAACATCAAAAGGAAGAGTTTGAAAAGAAACAAAAAGAAGCAGAACTTCAACACCAAAAAGAGTTGGAAGCAGTCAAAAAACAAGCTTCTCAAACAGTTGAAAATCAACCTAAATACACACCAATTAAGCGTGGTGATGAAACGATTGCTAACGTAAATGATAAGTATATCGTTACTGAAATCAAGCAAACGCCTGAAAAGTTCCAAGGCAGAACATGGAAGAAAACATTTGAGTTTGAAGGTGATTTAGCAGCACTTCAAATGTTGAACAGATACATGGATGTAATCAAAAGCATCAATCCAACATTCGGCTTTGGAGAAGTTAAATTAACTGAAAAAGAACTTAGCGACCCACAAACAGGAGCAATCAATAAATACAACGTAAAGGAAGTTAATTAATGACTGTAGGAGAAAACATAAAAAAGATAAGAGAAAAGAAAGGGATGACGCAAAAAGAATTAGCGGATAAATGCAATATTATCTACCAAACCATAGGAAAATATGAAAGAGATTTATTAAATCCAAAATATGAAACTTTGCAAAAAATAGCGACGGCTTTAGATATAAGCTATTTTGAATTATTGGATATTAGTGAAACAACTAAAGAATCCAACATTCAAAAAATCACACTGAATGTTGAAATAAAAAACATTGATGAAGAAACAAAGAAAGCTGAAAAATTAATAGAATTATTAAAAGAAGCCAAATCATTGGCAGATGATCTAGCTTCAATTGATTTTGAAATTCATGTTTAAAAAATATTACAAGACAAAAGGAGAAAATAAATTATGGCAGTACAAAGCATGGTACAACAAGCAAGTCAAGCAAGGGAAAACAAAATTACAACAATTAAAACAGATACAGGAGAAATTAAATTAAGCTCAAATATCGTAAAAAGCTATTTGGTTGCTGGTGGAGGTAATGTAAGTGATCAAGAAGTTAAATTGTTCATTGCATTATGTTCAGCGCAAAAATTAAATCCATTCATCAAAGAAGCACATTTAATCAAATATGGTAGCTCACCAGCGACAATGGTTGTTTCTAAAGATGTATATCAAAAAAGAGCAGATAAACACCCCGAATATCAAGGAAAGAAAGCAGGAATCATTGTTTTAACTGCTGAAGGTAAGATTGATTATCGTGTTGGTACATTCTATATTCCATCAAGAGAAGAACTTGTGGGCGGATGGTGTGAAGTCTATAGAAAAGACAGAGAACCTGAACGTGTAGAAGTATCACTTGATGAATATGTTGGTAAAAAGAAAGATGGAACAGTTAACGCTCAATGGAGTGGCAAGCCAGCAACAATGATTAGAAAAGTTGCAGTTGCTCAATGTTTAAGAGAAGCTTTTACATCAGAATTCCAAGGAATGTATGTACCTGAAGAAATGGGTGTTGAAGATACAACAAGTAATTTTGTTGTAGAAGAAATTCCTCAAGTGCATCAAGCGATTGAAGCAACTACTGCACCAACGATGCAAGATATCATCAAAGAAGAAAAACAAGCTGAAAAAGTTCCAGTTGATGACTTTGACCCAATGTCAATGTAGGAGGTAACAAGATGTAAGAAGAATACGTTATACTTCCTCGATCATTTACAAACACGAAAGCCTATAGAGATACTTATTCTCTATGGACTTTCACTTATCTATTGTTCAATTGTGATAATGATGGGCATCTAGAATTGAACATTAGAAATCTAGACTTGTCAATCAGTGAAAATAAATTCAAAGCATCATTGAAGAAGTTATATGATGAAGGATTGATTTATGGTGATACACAAGGAAATCATAGAGAGATCTATATAAGTGATTATCAAGAAAATTATGTAGAATAAGAGGTTTAATCAATGGCTGAAAAAGAGGTAAAGAAAGGGTACACAGGATTTTCAAACGAGTTGGTGAATGATCCTATTATTAAAAATTCAAAAGCATGGACTCTGTTTTCCTATTGCCTCTTTAGGGCTTATTTTGATGATAAGTATGGAGAGGCAGGAACCTTTACAACCACACAAATAGAAATTGCAAGTCATCTTGGATGGGGATATAAAACAGTAATTAAATTTATGAAATTCCTAAAAGATAATAAGTATATTGATTACCAAACTTCTAGTCAAAATACAGTGATAAAGGTACTGAACTATAGAAAATGGAGAGGGTATTGATATGTAAAAATTACACAACCGATATGTAAAAAGTACATAGCCGATATGTAAAAATTACACAACCGATATGTAAAAAGTACATAGCCGATATGTAAAAATTACACAACCCCTTTCTATATATAAACAATATAAACAAAATAAACAAGAAAAAACAAGATAAAACAAGAGTGGTGTGTGCACACTCACAAATAACAATCCTTCGCATACGACATTGCAGATTGCTATATATAGTAGGCACACAACATTTTGAAAGGAATTTAAAAATTTTGGAAAAAACGGAAATTAAAAAGATTTTGAAATTTTACAAAAACATTTATCCAAATTCCAAAATCATTGAATCGAAAGATACCATTGAAACATGGATGATGATGTTTGGAGATTTCTCTTATGAACAAGTTCAAAATGCAATTGTTAAATTTTCAAAGTCTAACAGATATATTCCTAATCTTGCTGAAATCGTTTCTAACATTGAAGTTCCTGATTACACAATTGAACTAATTGAACCCTACACCGTAATTGTTAGTTTTGAAGATGAAGAATATGGAAACTTTCCATTTAGATTCTTCAATTCTCAGGAAGCTAAGAAAAATATCGAAAAATTTAAAGAATGCAGTTACGACAAGGAGTCAATCAAGATGCTGCATGAAGAACATGTTAGAAAACGCAATTCTTCGGTTCTTACATACAGGGGAGAAGCAAAGGCAAGATTAGAGCAAAAACTTAAAAATCAAAATAGAGGTAAAAAATATGATAAACAGAGTAGTTATGGTTGGTAGGATGACACGTGATCCTGAACTTAGAAGAACTCAAAACGGTTCAGCAGTTACAAGCTTTACTTTAGCAATGAACCGACCAAAGAGAAATGATGAAGAACAACAAGCTGATTATATTTCATGTGTTGTTTGGAATAAGGTCGCTGAAAACGTCGACAAGTACTGTTCCAAAGGTTCATTGGTTGGAGTTGAAGGAAGACTTCGCTCAAGATCTTATGACAACGCTCAAGGTCAACGTGTATATGTTACTGAAGTTGTATGTGATTCAGTTCAGTTTTTAGAAACAAAGCCTAGAGACAAATATGAAGAACAACAATATCATTCACAATCGACATACAATCCAAATCAGTACCAACAACCAACGCAAAATCAACAACAAGACAGTTTTATGAATGAAAATCCACCTTTCAACATCATGGAAGATGACATTCAATTCTAGTCTAAAATAAAAAACTCAAAATTTTCATTTCTAGCGAGTGTTTACTGTTAAGATGATTAACTTTACCAATTATCTAAAAACATTCGTTAGGATGAAAATTTGACCGCAAAAACAATAAATCAAACAAAAAAGGAGAGATGAAAATGCTAATAAAAAAGGATGAAGAACCGTTTTTCTACAAATTTCTTTCAATTGCGAAAGAAATCATCGGAAAAAACAAGACTTACACACCAGTATTTTATGGTGATGATGAAAAGCTCTATTTAGTATGTAACAACTATGCTGCAGTTTATGACTTTCAAAGTAATTTGCTTTTAGATGATGAATTAAGAGAGTTTGGAAAAATCCCTTATGAACTATCACAATTACCTAACGGAGATATGAAATTGGCAAAATCTGAACATTTTAGCTGTCAAGAATCATATTTAATTGCAATTAGAAATTTCTTCAAGCATACGGGGTATATGTCGAAAAAGGTTTTTTCTGTAGATAAAGGCGATCCTTACAAGATTCCAAAAATCGTTGAAGTGACACAAAGATGGATTTCCGAAGAAGATAACAAGATTTTGGGCAAGATAGGATTTCCTGATATCTATATGCTGGATGCAGAGCGTGACAATGAATTCATTACGCTTGCTGGTGATTGGAATCCATATTATTTGGCAGCATGTGATCAGACTGAACTAAATGGTGGTCAAACAACCATCACAATGACAATTTACTTCAATATCAAAGATGACCCTAAGAAAAGTGCTTGTGATCAACAAGAAATGGAGCTTGTACAACAGCCTACAAACTATGATGAATTCGAAAATGAAGATGTTGAAGAAATTGAAGATGAGACAGTAGAAGATGATTATCAAGAAGAGGAACAATTGGATGCACTTCTTGAAGACACTGTTGTTCCAGAGGAGTTAGAAGATGACTTCGACCCAATGCTCGCTTGATTTAGGTGTCAAAGCTGAGTACAAGAAATTTTGGTTTACCGTTCCTGGGGCAATCGTTGGAAAAGGTCGGCCAAGGTTTACTACTCAAGGGAAATTCGTTAGAGCGTATACACCTAAAAAAACAAGGGATTATGAAGAAAAAATAGCAATGCACTATAGAAAAACCACAACATATAAAAGTGATAAGGCTTTAAGAGTAAAGATATTTGCTTATAGAGAAATACCAAAATCAACCACTAAAAAATTAAGAGGTTGGCTTTTAGATAAAACGTTTCTTTGTACAGTCAAACCGGATATCGACAACATCATCAAAGTAGTTTTAGATGCACTCAATAACGTAGCATATTACGACGATATCCAGGTATGTGAACTGGTTATCATTCGTGAATTTGCTGAAAATGAATGTTTAAAAATATGTCTAGAAGAAATCGGTGAGAGAAGACCGAAATAGGAGGATAAAATTATGGGATTGTTTGATTTAGTTAGAGAAGAACAAGAAGCAAAGAAAAAAGCTGAAGAATCAGCTAAAAAAGATACAAAAGATGCAGTTGTTGAAGAAGCAAAAAAGGTTGAAGAAGCACCAAAAGAAGCTGATCAACAACCTGCTCCAGTTGTAGAGGCTGAAAAACAAGCAACTGAAGAGGTAAAACAAGCAGCAGAACAACCAACCGAAGTTGTAGAAGAACCTAAAAAAGAAGAAAAACCTGCAGGTAAAAAAACACCTAAGAAAAAAGCAAGTACTGAAAAAACATACAAGTATCCATTCGGTGTCTATTCTGAAGGAAGATTGATTGATGTTTCTTCTTATGGGTTCGTAGAAGACCAAGATTACACTGAAAAGGAAATCACGGACATCATGTTAAAGCACAGACATTATGAATTTTCAGGAAAGATGGAGTACAACTTCATCAAAGATGACAATGTCTTAGTTGCAAATGCTGCACAACATAGAAAAGGGTAGGTGTTAAGCATGACCCAAAAGATAACTAAATATAAATTTTTTGTGATTGGAGTTGGTGGGACTGGTTCTCTTCTAGCAAGAGACCTCCCAAAGCTTCTTTTAAACACACCACATAAAATGATACTTCTTGATGGTGATGTAGTTGAATTAAAAAACATTGAACGTCAAGGATATCAAGCTCAGGATATTGGAGACAATAAAGCATTATCATTATCAAGAAAAATCAATTCTCTTTATCCAATCGAATGTGAATTTGATGATAAATATTGCACGTATGAAAGTTTATTGTCACTTATCAAAAATGATAGAACATATGTACCTGTAATCATTGGATGTGTCGACAATGATTCTACAAGAACGATCTTAGAAGATGTATTCAAAAGACTTGATAATGTAGTTTATATTGATTCGGCCAACAGCGATTATGAAGGGAATATCTATATCACAACTAAAAATAACGGTATCCAAAAAAGCAAGTTTAGAAGTCAATGCTATCAGCTTGATTTAGATAAACATCCGCTTGAAAAATCTTGTCAGGAGCAAGCAGCTGATGGAAATGTTCAATTTCTTGTAACTAATGCAAAAATGGCTGTATCAATACTAGAACATTGTAATGCATTGTTATCAAAAGAATTGAAAGAGGGTGTTCAAGTTGTCAATCGATTTGAGACAGTTTTTTACAACTGACTATATTCCTCATGAATTTAAAGGGAACAGTATAGAAAATTTTATTTTAAATCTTTTCAGTTTTCTTCCTCAAAATATCATAGATGAAGCAACTGAATATCTTGAAGATGATGAAGTAGCACAGGAAGAATTCATATATAAAGAATTTCTTATTGATCATCTATTTGCTGACATCATCCCTGATTACGGTTTGGAAGGTGTACTTTTAGCATCTTTCTTTAAAATGGATGATTTAATAATCAATAGTGATGATGCTATCTCATTACGGCTTAAAGAGATATTTAAAAGCATATGCCTTAAT